CTTTTTAAGAAGTGTAGAATTAATCAAATTCCCCTCTCCTAAGTTGTAAACCCACGAAACAAGGGCATCAAACATTTCTTGTGAAAGCGGAACCTTTACATGTCTCTCAATCGCAACGGATTTCCTGCGACAGTCGTTGCTGAGATATTCTTCAGCTTGCTCTGTCGTACATACATCTCCCATTTTAACCCTTGAGCCGTTGGGATATACTGTCGTACCCCAACCAATTGTGGGAACTCCAGCTGGACAGATATATGCTCGAAGGTATAGCCCCTCGGCATCTTTTATGATTTGTTTTCCCTTAGTTGATACTTCCATCGGTTGGAATAATCCTCTTTAATTTTTTAAACCTATATTTAGGGTGTAGAATATACTCTTCACGGTTAGCGTAAGGGACTATAAACACACTGTTTAGTGCTTTTTTCGTAAAAGGCAGGTTCACAGTATCCACCTGAATTAGCTTATTTTCTACTAATAACGCTATAATTCGATTACGTCTTTCGTAATCCAGCTGATCCATATTCCTTTCACGTCCGTCTATCCAAAATAACTCTTTGAAATGACAAATATAAAAATCATTTCCTTCTCTTAGAATATGGCAAGTTTGAAATACGTTATTTGTGTTCCGAGGATTTACTCCTACCCTCTTGAGAAGATTTTTAATCTTCGTGAAACTGTCGGGGGCAGTTAGTTCCACCTTTATCAGCTCTTTAATTCGTTCCTTATCCCTTTCCGCCATACGCCACCCGTAATAATTTAAGTTCTTCAAATGAGTATAGTGTAAGATATTCTCGCGCCGTTTCTATTGAACATTGATAATATTTAGAGATTAAGGTTATGTCTGAAGTGTCTTCTGCTTCTTTTTTTGAAGATACCCATCGCTCAAATGGTCGCTTTTGCTTTGCTGTCTGATTAAACAAGAAAGCATAGTGCTGTTCCGGCTCAACATTATATTCATTAAGCATCTGGCATAGATAGATGCAGTCTCGGTGGTGAGCTACCGCACGATTGACCACATATGGGACATATCCCTCCGTTAATTTCATAGGCTTATTGGAATTTAATATCGACTTTGCGTATTCAAATGGCGTGAGTTGGCTTTTGGTACTCTTATTTTCTCCCATGCAACCTCACATCTATATGAATTCGCAATTACCCATAACTTCAGTTAAAGCTGACAATAGACAAATACCTTTATCTACGACTCTCATGGCTTTATCTTGATGATCATTCAAAATAATAACTAGGGCAGGTTTACTTTTGTTATCGATTTTATCCTCCAGCGCTCTGTAAAGCTTGCTGTAAATTTCCGGTTTTATATTTGTCTGAGAAAACACCCAATTACGTACTGATGTCCAGCTTTTTAATTTAAGTAACTCTGCAAGTTCATCAAAGTTTTTATCTCGATATACAGCCAAAATACCTTCGTTTATTTGTTCATATGCTTTAGCATATCCCTGCAATACATTAAGGATGTGTCTTATGTCCGGGAAGAATTCCTTAACTATCGCTGCTAATATTTCTTTATCATATTTGATATCTTCTGCTTTAAGGATACTTTCTAGTCGTACAAATGTCGCTTTCATCAATTCCTTTTTTTCTTCTTGTAATAAGGGATTGAAATCGATTTTCGTACAACGTGAATGAATCGCCTCGATGATTTTATTCGGATAATTGCAAGTTAATATGAATCCACAAAGATGTGAATATTCCTCCATAAAAGTACGTAAAGCTGGCTGAACATGAAGGGACAAGTTGTCGGCTTCGTCAAATATTATTACCTTTCTCTTTGACGAAAGAAGAGATTGAGTGGAAGCAAACTTCTGAATGTTGTTTCTTAAAGCATCTATTCCGGTTTCGTTGCCGCCGATTGATGCGTTCAACATTAGAAAATCTAAATCAAGCTCAGCACAAATAGACTTTGCCAGTGTCGTTTTGCCGAGACCCGAACTTCCAATTAACATAAGGTTCGGTATCTCGCCTGTTTCCAGAATTGTACCAACAAGTTTTTTTACATAAGCAGGTAAAATGCAGTCTTTAGCACATTTTGGCCTATATTTCTCTGCCCATATAACATGCTCTAGAGTTGTCATCGAATCGCCCTTTATTAACGTGTGCAACTGACATGATAATTCACCGGAAACTCAATACCGGAAAATCTAATCATGTTTTTTTCCGGAAAAAATGCCAACTTGTAACCAATATCGAGCATACTTAAGGCGCTAATGCTAAATCTGACGTCGCCCTTTTCAATTGGCACGTTTAGTTCGATTGTGTAGGTATGATTGTGTGATGCCTTCTTATCGTGCAAAACTAACTTACCCGAATCACCAGCTTCGACATTTACGTCATTAATGCCTAAATATCCGGCCATCTTGAACATGTTTTTGATTTCAGAGACTGGAAGATCAACCTCAAAGGATGGTGAATTAAGATTGATCTTCTTTTGATACACATCATCCACAATCTGTAAATTAGCATATCGAAACACAACAGAATTGTGACCGTTAGAAATGAATAAATGGTCATCCCTAAAGTCAATGTCAGCATCTCTCACAACAGTAAGCACTTGTAAAAGTTCCCTGACGCTGAATACGGCAAACTTATTTGGAATTACATCTTCTATTTGTGCAGTCATATATACTGACTTGTCACTCGAAAGACTTTTAATTTCATTTCCGGGATAAAAGAGTATCGAATCGTTAAGATTCTTAAAGTTGTTCAATACAGAAAGGGTGCTCTCAGAAAGCTTCATAATTCACCTGTAATAAAATAGTTCTTGAGACTACAGGTGTAGTTTTTCACAACTTATATGCTATGGTGCATTACCTTCTATGATGAGGCTGTAGTGAAGTTATTTTTTTTCTGAAAATGAAGCATGCGATCAAAACTATCACTTAAGCCTTCCTTATGAGAAATCACAACAATATTGAAGGACTGAAATTCATCGCCCTTCATGAGACCTAAAATAGTTTCAGTTGTGGTCTGATCTAAATATGAATCTAACACTTCATCTAATACTAAGAGATTAGTGTTGACTGCGGATTGAGCTTGTGCAAGATGCCTCCACGCCATCAGTATTGCCAAATCAAGCCTTTGTCGCTCTCCTTCTGAGTAATTTGCATAAGAAAGTATGTCTCGATGTCTGGATTTGATGGTGTCGTTAAAGTCCCCGTCAAGTTCAAACGAGACAAACATTCCCATCTTTTCCAAATATTGATTGATGTAGCGATTAAGGGTTGGGACGTATCTTTTTAATATCTCCGACTTAACACCATCATCTTTGATGATTGTCTGCGCTTCTCTGAGTAGCTTTAACTTCTTAGCTGAAACATTAATGGCGTTAATTACCCTCTCGATCTCTACTTGAAGTCTCTGTATTTCCTGTGTGTTATCAAGGATTGGGTTATTCTTTTTTTCCTCAATTGAAATCTTTATGAATTTAGCTTCAGTAATAATTTGCGTTATTAGAGCTTTATTTTCATCAACTGCTTTTTTTTGCACTGCGATTGTTTTTTCAAATTCGTCCTTTTTTTGCTGAATTAGAATGTTTGTTCTTTTTATTGCTTCGTCATGTGCCCTTCTGCGCTCCTCGAACTTACGAAGCTTATCTTCAAATGAGCGACGACGGCTTTCGAATGCTAACAAGCGGGCTTCATATTCACTTTTTCGCTTAGTAAATCTCTCTTTAGCTTCGTTAAAAGCCTTTTTTTTCTTTTGAATGGATTCAGCCTTTACTTTTATTTCATCTATCCGTTTGTTGCTAACGGTGATGGAGCGTTCTAAGTCGTTCTTCTCGGAGCGTAGGTCTGAAATGGCTTTATTCTTGAACGAATCATCTATGGACTGAGAGCATGTCGGACACTCGCTATGTTCTTTATAAAACTTTAAGTGCGTTTCAATATGATGTAGCTTTTCAGTCGCTGCCTTAATCTCAGCGATGCAAGTTGCTTTTTCACTTACTAGCTCGCTCACATCAAACTGAGTCGAATCAATCTCCTCGAATACTTCATCGAATGTTTCCGTAAATTCCTCTGTAAACGATTCATCGAATACCTCGGTGAATTCGGGAACGTCGACATTGGGATTAAACGATTCAGTTAAAATCTCAATTTGCTGTTCTTGTTTGAGAATTGACAAATCTATATCCTTTTTCCGATTTCGCAAGTCTATAAGCTTGTCTGTTAATGTTTGTATTTCCTCTTGCCTCTTCGCGTCAAGGCTTTTTTGCTGTTGTATCAAATATTCCTGCTGACGGACTAGCGTGTCGCGAGCATCAACGGAACCCTTGTACTGTAGAGTTTCGTCCGATATTTTGGTTTTGATAAGACCATTCATGGTTGAGAACACATCGATACCTAAGATGTTTTCTACCATTTTTTTCCGTTCACTTGGCTTTAAACGCATGAATGGGGTATAATTAGCCGCGCCCAACATAACCACATGCGTGAATATCTTCCAGTTCATTTTTAATATCTGGTCTTCTAGATATTTCTGCTGATCTTTTATGTGAGCTTCCTGATTTAACGCTTCCCCATTTAATATTATTTCAAAGATATTAGGTTTAAGGCCGCGAATAATTTTGTACTTTTCATCACCGACCGAGAAGCTAATTTCAACCAACAAGCCTTTGCCATTAATGGTATTGATTAAATCAGTCTTATTGATATCGCGAAATGCTCGACCAAATAGAACAAAAGATAGGGCGTCTAAAAAAAGGCTTTTACCAGAGCCGGATGGACCATAAAGTGCTGTTAATCGATGTGAGCAGAGGTCTAGAGTTAGGGGAGCCTGTCCTACGGAAAGAATGTTCTTATATGATATTGATTGAAATCTAATCATTCACTTATACCATGTAAGTTTACAGCTTCCTGATATAATTCTCGCAATACTGACTTTAAATCAGATTTTGAACTCTCGAAGTTAAGTGAGTCTACGTATATATCCATCAGCGAGAATATGTCTAAGTTATCATCGATTTTACCATCCAGCGTCGACACAGACTGTTGTTCGCTTACGTTAATCTCCGCTGGTCCTTGCTTCTCTAGTGCTTCCAGGTACTCTAGAAACTGATTCTGGCTTGCTTTTTCCTTCACCAACACTCGGACAATCTTATTCCGAACGTCTGGAGCACTATCAAGTGTGTTATTCTGATAATCTATATGTACAAACGGGGTGTGTGGATTTTCTATAAATGTAATCTTTCGAGTCTTTGTGTCGAAAATGTGAAATCCTTTACGATCAAACGCCTCAGCCCATGTAGTTGCATAAGGAGAACCAAGGTAGTCAATATTTTTTTGATTGCTTTTTATGTGGAAGTGGCCGGAAAAAACCCTTTCAAATCGGGAGAACACCGAAGGGTCGAATCCCCTATCAATGTTTTCGATGCCTCTAAACATTAGAGAACCTATTACTTCGAGGTGTCCAAATACTAATTTAGCCTCAGATTCCTCTAGTAGTTTCTTTGAACGCTCTTCATTCTCATCGCATATCCAAGGTAGGATGAGCGTTGGAACCCCGTAGAAATCAATCTCTTGTGGGTGTGAATAGAATATAAATGGACTGTAGTGAGAGAGTAACTTTTCTGGTGTGTTGACCTTGTTGGTATTTTTAAAATATGTATCATGATTGCCAATGATGATGTGAACCGTCTCAAATAAATCTGCCCATCTAGCAAATACCTTTCTATCCCACTCGTATATTGAGTAATTGTTAGTATCCTTTCTTCTATCAAAAACATCCCCCAGATGGAGCATATGCTTAATATTCTCTCGCTCGACGTACGGGAAGAGTATCTCTTCAAAAAACTTAAATTGATTGGACATGAACACGGGCGAGTTATTTCTCACTCCGGCATGAGTGTCAGCCAATATACAAACCTTCATTGTTATTTTCTCACAATCTCAACCAACTGCGACGATATATCTCTCTAGACTGAATCACGCATATTCAATTCTTGTTTCTCTAGGTCACCGTCCCCTCCATCTAAGACATCTACATTATCTTGATTTGACGTATCGCTATCATCAAATTGAATTTTTCCTAAATTAACCTTCTTCCTTTGTTTATTTTTTTCGCGCTTCTCCGCCAGACGTCTCTCAAATTTCTCACAGAACTCACGCATTTGAATGTCACTATATTTTGTGCCGTATATCTGAGCACCCTCCCCGCATATCTCCCCGCACATTTCTTTTTGCCTTTCCATAATAGCTTTGAATTTTCTATACAAAGCTGTGTGCTCCCGTAAGATGCGCTGTATAAACGAGTAATGAACAATTTGGGTAAAATAAGGGAACGCTGTAGGTCTTTTTGGGTCAAAATTATGGAGATTCTTGAAGCAGCATAAAATTGCATCTCCAATCATATCTTCGATAAAGGGATACTGTGAAAATCCAGGCTTTCTTGCTATTTTTCTCGCAAGAATCATTAAGCTTTGTGCAACATAATCGGAGACTATCGGCTTTGGTAGATCATTAGCTTCTGCGTCTTTCACTGATTGCTTATACTCAGAAAGAGCTTTATGGAATTTTTTATCATCGATATAATGGCGATCAATGTTTGCCTTTCTTTTGGCTTTTACTTTTATTTTTGGGAATGTCTTTGGTGTCATGTCTTCTCTTGTGCTTTATATTTATTTCTGTTCCAATTTATACTCTGTCATGCTCGTAGTGCTTCCATGACCAACCTATTCTTTTCATTTCCGTTTCTACTCTCGCGGAAACTATTCCTTCCCCGCCACTACAATAATAATCGAGGTAATCTTCACCCCTTCCAGTAAGGTTTGCTACAACTCCCCCAGCGTATCTCCAGCTTGCCGTGAATTGGTTTCTATTCGGTGAAGTCCAGATTACGTTGCACAAAGCGCAATACATTTCATGAGCAAACGACGCATCCTCTTGGATGAGTGTGTTAAGTTTTTCATCGGCAATAATATCGCCTTCCAAATCTGAGATAACGTCACTAACATTGTTCATTTCAGATTTACCTTTACTATGCTGTAGTTAAATCTCTCTTCTTGGTATATTTTCATTCTTTCACTCGCATGCCGAAGTGAATAATTTGTCCACGATTTCCATGTTAGATCATCGCAGATGTCAAATACGCATATCTTGTTGGAACGTCCTATTCTTAATCCTCTACCAATTCCCTGAAGGGTTGTAATTTTAGCTTTTAATCCAAAGGCGAAAATTAGGTTTTCCAAATTTTTAATATTAATACCGCGAGAAAACGTCCCAAGGGATGCTACTATGATGACACCATCACTTTTCTCTGCAACATTCACTATTTCTAGTCTCTCGTCTTTCGGAACCCCACCATGCACTAGAAAGATTTTGCGATTTAATTGTTTTTGTTCATTTTCAAGTTTTAACTGTTCAAATATTTTCTTACCGTGGTTCTCTACTCGCTGAAATAAAATTAATGTATTACCCGGACACCGGAGGGCAAGCTTAGTTAAAAACTCCATTCGGGGAGCAGATGACAGCAGAAATTCAACTTCTTCCTGATAAATCTTTTTGGCGTTTTGCTTTCGTATCTCTTCTGGGTATTGGAGAATGACTTGTTTTAGAGATAAATCTGCCAATAGACCCTGATCGATAAGTTCGGCAGTACGGCTAACACGGTGAACATCTCCAAATAGACCTCTTAAAATCATTTCATTTGTAAACGTGCCATCTAGAGTTCCAGTAAACCCATAGCGATATTGCGAATTCTTACACTTTTCTATCAACTGCCTGAGTTTTTCTGCCTTATCTTCGTGACATTCATCGGCGATAACCAACTCAAAATTGTTAAAATATTCTACTGGAAGTTTGTATATGGATTGCCAGGTGGATATGACTATCTGCTTGGTGACTTCTTTTGTTTGTCCTCCGTGTATCTGCTGAACCATCCCATCGACGTCAAAGGAAGGATCGTCGGATGAGTAATCCTTAAAATCCCCATGCATTTGCCCGACAAGCTGAATGGATGGCACAATTAAGAGAGTTGGCTTATTGATTAAGCGTATAAGTGCGTAAATCGACAGGCTTTTGCCACTTCCGGTTGATGATAGGAACAATGCCTTCTTTTTCTTGGAAGCAATGTGCACAATTTCTTTTTGATAATCTCTTAGTTCATATTTTGATTTGAAAGATTTGAGAAACTCGTCGGCGTTTAATGCTGCGCTAGAATAAATGTCCTCTAGGTTTACGTTGACTTCTAATTCGTGATTTTTTGCAAATTCTAGTACCTTAGTGGTCAAGCCAAGATAAGTACTACTTGTTTTTAAATCATATAGAGAAACCCTCCCATCCCAAATTCCAAATTTGTATTTAGGCATGTGTCTAAAATTTGGAACAAAAAAAGAAAACGCCTCTTTAAGCTGTTGCCGTATAGCTCCGGAGGTAGCAACAACTCGGATTCTTACTTCATCTATTTTTTGAATTACAATATCTGCCATTCTGGAAGAATAGTTGATTTGTAATTTTCTAGGGCATTACCAAAACGCTAAATATGGTGATATGAAACAATTAAACTTCCAGAACGAGCTTCATTTTAATTTCCAAATACAAAAGTTGGCGACTTTGCCACTGTTTGTACAATCGGTGATTTTGCCTGGAATTTTCACGGAAGCTCCCCAAACGGGAACTCAATTTGCGCCGATTAAACACGTGGGAGATACACTCTTTTTTCAAGATCTAAGTGTTACTCTTAAGCTCGATGAAGGTATGGAGACTTGGTTTGAGATGTATAAGTGGCTTACTGGGATTACTAGAGCGGAATCATATCAGCAATTTATAGAGCTGATTAACGATCAGGGCAAAAGTTTAGACGGTTCCAGAAAACTATTTAAAGCCAAAGAGCCTGATGCTACTAAAAAAGGATATAAAAATATTAAATCAACTGCTTCGCTTAGTGTCCACGACGCCAATCATATTCAATACATAGAAATTATCTTCGCTAATTTGCACCCCATTAGCATGAGTGGATTAAATTTCCGTACAGATGAATCTGGAGTGGGCTTCATCACATATGATGTCAATTTTGCATACGATTTTTATTATCCAAAACTTGCACGATAAGCCGAAAAGGTAATGTGCCATAGGACTACGTTTCTGCTTCTCTATAAGAGGGCAAGTGTGTTTGTTGCTATTGTAGGTAAACATGAAATATGAAGACCTCGTACAGATGTGGGAAATCGACGCTAAACTTGATTCGGATAACCTGGATCGAGAATCGCTAAGAATTCCGCTATTACAGGGCAAATATTTCAACTTATATTGCCGAGAGAGGGCATCTTTAGCCAAATTAAATTTAGAATTAAATCAATTAAAGAGATGGAAGCGTGATTATTATTTGGGCGAAATCTCACCAGAGGAACTCACTGAAAAAGGAATTCCCGTTTTTGCTAGACGTCTCGTGAAATCTGAAGTTGATACGTATGTCGACACAGATTCAGATATAATTACGTTTTTAGAAAGGCTCGTTGTAGTGCAAACGAAAGTTGATTTTTTAAATCTAATTGTAAAAAGTATCAATGACCGCCAATGGAATGTGAGAAATGCGATTGAATTTTTAAAATTTAAAAATGGGATCTCATGAGTAGTTCTTTTAAATCTCCCGAAGATTGGTACTTGTATTATGTGGCTAGTCCATATTCACATCCAAGTATTGAAGTTAGAAAGGAACGCTATAAACTTGCTGTTGTAGTGGCTAAAACTCTTACACGATTAGGATATTCCGCTTTCGTTCCTATCGCATACGATGGCCTTTGGGATCTTGATCCGAATTATACCGTCGACCACTCATGGTCTTTTTGGGAGCGAATAGATATTCCAATATTAGATAGATGCTCTGCTCTTATTTTATTTGAGATTCCAGGTTGGGAAACGAGCAAAGGAGTAACCGAGGAGCTTAAATACTGCGAAAAAGTGGGAATTCCTGTAATGCCATTATCGCTTTTTGATTTAAACAGCGATGCTGTAATAAATAGAAAAATGTCGCTATTAAAGGGGATGATTCGCCTTAGTAGTCGAAGTGTTCGTCCTCAATTCAGCCCTACCGTGAGAAGCAATGAATAGTTATCCTCCAATCCAAGTACTACAGAGGAATGTCGATACTATGTCTGAACTTTCCGAAGTAGAGAAATCCTTTTCAAACTACTCTTATGATAGATGTGACGTACCCTTTGATCTTTGCGAAGGGCGCAAGTTCACTCGCGATCTCGACTATGGCTCATATCCATTTACTATCTCAAATGGAAATCCCATAGGATACACCTTTCCTGGAGATAAGTCTGCAAAATACAAAGCTGGAAATAGGTTCTTTGAATTTAAGCACGCTCGAAATAAAAAGAAAAATTATCAACCATGTTACCCAAGATTACACTTTTGGACTCGTAAGTGGGCGCGTCAATTTGTTGTTTGCGTCGATTTTGACCAACTTAGTACTCAAAATTATAGAAGAGTTCGAATGTGGGGTGTGTCGGCGACTGAAGAACATGGTCATACTCATAAAGTTTTTAGACTAGGTTGCATTGAGCTTGCTAAAGAATATCAGGAAAAAATTGGCCACCATGGATTTGTTTACAACTCTCCCAAATCTGGGCGACCTAAAATATTGCTTCTCATAGAGTACCCTGAGCCTGTAAAAACACCAGCAACCAAGGATATAGTTAATTTATTTCAAAAATTATTTCCAGAGGAAATGGATAATGGATACATAGACATAGAGCGTGGTGCGATGTCCTCTACCTTCTTCGACTGGAAACAGAAGGAACTTTTTGCAGATTCACTTCCACAGCTTGTACCTATAAAAATTGATAAAAATACCAAAGAGACGACTTTTAAGACAACAAACTCCGAATTCAAGTCAACGTCCGATTACAAATACTACAAAGCTTCTAAAATACCAAAGGAGCTTCGCTTTAAAGATAGTAATAAAACATTTGAAGAATTTCTAAAATGTCTATGCACGATGACTGGTCTAGTGCGTAATGGCTTCGGCATATCGCAGATTGTATTGGCTCGCACTTTAGAGATCGACCAGCCAAGTTGCTCAAGATATATCCGGAAAGCTATTAAATTGGGAATCCTTGAGGTAACCCATGAGCAGTACATACCCGGACAGAGAGCAAAGATTTATAAAGCGAAAGGTGTTCTTAAGAGATTTTTATTATCTTGCATCCGGAATTCATCTCTCGTAAAGATTCCAAAGAAAATAAAAGATGGCACATGGCACTCGACCTTATTGCATGTTGCTACGACATCTTTTAGATCGTCTCTGGGGCGTTTCATTCCGTGGGTTAAGACTTTGAAGGGGTATGATCAGGGCGACCGTTTATATCAAGCTCAAACCATCGTCCAGTGGCTTATACGCAGGCACCCAGAACTAGCGTCCGGTTTATAATTTCACATTTCAGTAAATACAATTTTCTTCTTATTAACTAACAGGACGGGTCTATCTCGTATTACATATTTTTGCGATTAGACTAGTCTGAGATTGGCATTTCTTCTGTAGTTTTCAAATTAGATTTAGCTTTCACTCTCAGATTAACTCACACATACACTAATTGAATTATCTTATATCGATTATTGAGAGTTTCATATCAGATCCTTACCATACTATAAAAGCAGAATCAGATATGTGACACATCACGTGTCATGAATATATCAATATCAATTATTATTATACATTATAATAGATTTAATTCTGAAGTAATGAATGATGTATTTGAACGATAGAAATAAACAAAACAAAGACGCTCGTAGAGCGTTAAAAAAAAAAAGAATTAAAGATTATTTCTCTGAATGTACATGTTCATTGATATTGTATATTCATCCATCCATTCTTCTAATAACTATTTCCCGATTACGTTCTACATGTCTGTAGAACTAGGTATACAAAATTAAAGAAAGATTCAATCTATTTGGAAGTTCGTAACCAAAGGTTTTTGGTTACTTAATATTTTTTTATAGTTTGGTAATGTCAGCGAGATAATATCATCGCGTAAGATTTATTTTATTGGAAGAAAAATAGATAAAACTAAAAAAAAAACAAACAAAGCAAAATAAATGTCAGTTGGCATGTTACTAAATATCGTAGTGTTGATATGAAAAAAAGACCCACCAACCCGTACATCATTATTGGTACTGCACATTTAGGGCTTTCTTCTCCTATATTAAAAACAATCGCATGCTTTGCTAATCACTTTAAGGCGCAAGTTATTCATGTCGGTCCTCTTTGTACAATCGAAGAAAGAAAAATGTACGAGACTCGAATTCAGCGCGTGAGGACATGGGAAAAGATTGATAATAGAAATATTCAAATTGAGGAGTTATATCAAAGATATAAAAAGGAAGCTGCTGATCTTTTAGGATTACAAAGAAAGAGAGTTACTGCCCTTAAAGATGCCTTCGGGAAAGTACAATTCGTCGCTAACGATGAGCAGATGATTCCAGATGAAGATATGATTACTTTAGGGGTCGAGTATTCATTATCAAAGTATCTAACGCTAACTTCAATACCAGCTAACGGAGACAAAGTTACTGGAGACCCAATCAGCCCACGCTGTATGCTTGCTATGAGGGAATATGATTCGTCTGTAATCATGGCACATCCTATTCCGTCGACTAAGATGTATAAAAAGGAAGGCGTCAATTGCGCCTTTATGTTTACTACTACCGGAAGCTTGATCCCTTCCGAGAAATGCAAGCGTGTAAGTGATATATGGAAGCAAATTTTAAAACCATCTTTTTTACTTGTAGGGATTGATGAGGCCAATCAGCAATTTCACTGTCAGAGAGTAAGAATTAAATTCAATCGAGATCAAATTTCACATCGCCAGACACCCCACATCGCATTTGACGGTTTAATATTCAACCCAAACAGCAAAAAGCCTCTTGAGGCTCCAAGCTCAGATAAAGCTTGCTATATTACTGACACTCACGCTCCTCACCACTCTCATGGCGTTGTCAAATGTTTCCACCAACTTATTAAACTTCATAAGCCAGAAATTGTAATAGAAGGAGGTGATACCGCAGATTTTGCATCAGTCTCTCGCCACACTGAGTTTCTACCTGGTGCTAGAGAGAACCTGAGATTAATAGATGATCTACAAGCCATGTGGAATATCCTTGATGGATTTAAGAAAGCAGATCCATCCGTAAAGACTGTTAAAGTTTTAGACTCAAATCATGCTGAGTGGCTTTCATTGTTCGTTCAAAAGAATCCAGCACTTAAAGGAATGCTTGATTGGGAAACGCTGGCTAAAAATTTCTTTGAAGATTTCGAACTCGTTATTCGGAAAGGAAACGTAAAAGCAATTTGGTTTGGTGATTTAGCCATTAGACACGGCGACCAAGAGAACTCGCTGATGGAGGCTCACCTATCATATAGAAATTACGTATCGGGACATTTTCATTCCTTTCAAGAATTAGGTGATGCTGTACGTGTTGGCTGTGCTGCTAAGTTAGATCCAGGATACCTCGGAGGAAACAATACTGCATGGCAGTGGAATATTTCAACTTTTACGAAATTTAAAGGAGTAACTGATAAACATCCGAGAATTGTACTTTCTAACAAGGCTGGAGATCGCTTCACGTTTATGTATCGTGGACAAATTTGGGAAATAAATCATTAGGTAAGTCATGACGCACTTTGAACTAGACGAGATTAGGGTAATAAAGATTACTACAGGAGAAATAATTATAGGATTTCAAGCTAATTTTTCTGAGGAATTACAACATAATCCTGAGCTAGACAATTATCTCGTGGTTCATAATCCATACCAAGTAGAATATCATGTTGAGGAGAAGGAAGCAGAAAATTCGAACTTCATCGTAAATTGTTTTGAGTGGATGCCTTTTTTAGAGGACGATGCTCTTTTAATTCAAAAGCATAATATAATTGCTATTGGTATTCCTGACGAACATTTATTAACTCTTTATACTAATTTACTTCAACTTCGAGTCTTTGATGGAAATAGCGATGAGTCAGAAAATTAAATCTAATATCTTATCCAATACGCAAAATACGGAAAATGCGTTAATTGATGTTTTTCTCGACGAGGTTGAAGATATTAATAATCTAATTAAAATACAGTCGGTTTTCTCTATATCACCTGAGACTGAAGTTAGGGTAAATGCTCGAAGAACATTAAATAGGGAAATTTACCATCGAATTGACTCTTTAGCCGTTCATATCATTGAATTTTTCAAAAGTAAGGATGAAAAGGCAAAATCCTAATACTGCCGGAACTGTAAATGTGAAGTCATCCGTCTAAGTAAGTATTCAGTCTTTGGAAAAACGAAATATTTTCTATGGTTTCCGAGAAACAACCATCACCGAAGAAAACTAAGACTTCGAAGAAAGTAAGAAACCATAAAACAGTCACGCTGGCTGAGATGTTGATTACTGAGTTTCAATTAAAAAAAGACGGCGATTATATTCGGTTCAAGGAAGGACACTCTAAACTATCTAATTCTTTGGCAAACGCAACAAGACAGATAGGATTAAAATATCAATCTAAAAACGTTCAACCCGAACTAATGCAACTCGTTCACTATGCGTCTTTTGTAAAAAACCCACTGCGTTACATATTCGACATGATTCAACACGCGGATACGACACAACAGATTAAAAAAAACCGAGTTGAAGCAGTTCACCGAATAGTAAAGCAGGCGATGGATGAAGATCCTCTTTCAACAGTCAAAAGTATAATTTGCTCGTTAGCCAGAGTCGTTCGGTTTTAAAGCGAACATATATACTACTCAATCGCAAAAAAAATTAGCTGGCATAAATGGTAATGCACTAGCGACGTTCTTTTGACCTATTATAAAAACTACAATTTAGAATTAATTGCTAATTCTCCATGATCATTAGCCTTTACTATAGCGATTGTTGAAAATGGATATGCATGGCTACGAATAATAACGATAGAAAGATTAGCCAGTTACCAACTGCGGAACCGCTAACTGGCTCCGAATTAATCCCTATAGTGCAAAATGGGCAAAATAAAAGAATAACAGTTTCTGACATCGCATCCGTAGCCGGATTTATTTCATCGGCCAGTGAATTAATTGTTAGGGAGACTCCCTCTGGACTCATTGATGGTATAAATAAAGTTTTTACATTATCGAACACCCCTGCACTTAATAGTGAGCAAGTATTTTTAAATGGTATTTTGCAGGAGGCTAATCCGGCTGGAGACTATACAATCACAGCCGATGAAATAACTTTTAATAGAGCCCCCGATTCTGGTTGGACTCTTTTTGTTAATTATCTCAATGGCGATGCTGGTTCTGGAGCTGGTTCGGCGACATTAGATGCTCTTACAGATGTAGTAATTTCCTCACCTACTGCTAATCAAATTCTCAAATTTGATGGCGCTAAGTGGATTAATTCCGATAATAGCGGAGGAAGTGTAGCTGCATTTCAGTGGAGTTCTAGTGAACAGGTTTACCCATTTGAGAGGGCTTCTAATGGCTCGATATTATATTGCAAAGAAATCGATATGGGATTTTTAACGAATAAAGGGGGGAAGACTCTTCCACACGCAATAGATAATTACTCACCTCATAAAATACATTCCATTACAGGAATGATTTACAACACAGTTGGGGGTGATGCCGTGGCGATAAATAGCATGGCTTACGGTGGTAATTATTGCATTTTAGATGGTTCAAATATCAGCGTTTACACTCCACAGGCCGATTGGACTACGTATAAGTGTAACGTCAGATTGATTTATTTTAAATAACAGTTTTTTTTAAGTTGAATTTTTGTCGTATTAATTAAGGATTATAAATGTCAGGAATAATTAGAACAAAGATTTCAGGAAAACAGATTATCGATGGAAGCGTAACTCGCTCAAATCTCGATACATCTATCGTTTCTGATATCGACACACTCAAGAGTCATGATACTCAACAAATTGGTCAAATCGCTCAGCTAGAAACTGACGTTGCGACCGAGACAACAGCTAGAATTGCCGGTGATACCGCTCTTGGACTACGTATTGATGACGTAGAGAGCAATTTGGCTGATGAAGTAACCGCAAGGACATCTGCTGATACTTCACTAAACAATGCTATCGCAGCCGAAGAGAGTCGCGCACTTCTTGCTGAACAAGGACTTGCAGATGACATTCTTTCAGAGCAAGAGCGTGCGATTGCAATAGAAACAGATCTTCAAGCTCAAATTGATGCAGAAGAAATCGCTCGCGCTGCGGCTGTTAGTGCTGTTGCTGGCGATCTTAGTACTGAAGTAACTCGCGCCACTTCTGCTGAACAAGCATTAGATGCACGATTAGATGTTCTTGAGCAAGACCCAACAACAAAGGGCTATGTAGATCAAAAGGTTGCAGACCTAGTTAACTCAGCCCCTGCGGTACTTGATACATTAAAAGAACTTGCTGATGCTATTGGCGAAGATCCTAATTTCGCAACTACTATCGCAAATCAAGTAGGAGTAGTAGCTGCTGATCTAGCAACCGAAACAACAGCTCGTATAGCTGGAGATTCAAATCTTCAGTCTCAAATTGATGCTTTATCGCTCGGTTCAAGTACCGACATAAGTGCATTGCAAACATCTTTAAATCAAGAAATCCTTGATCGTCAATCTGGCGATACTGCTCTCGGACTTCGAATTGATGGAGTAGAAGGTGATTTAGCTGATGAAGTAACTGCAAGAACATCCGCTATAGCTGCTGAAACCTCAGCTCGTACCTCAGCTGATACCGCTCTCGGACTTCGAATTGACGGAGTAGAAGGTGATTTAGCTGATGAAGTAACTGCAAGAACATCTGCTGACAGCGCTCTTAGCAGTCGAATTAGCGTCCTTGAATTATACAAAGATGCACAGGTAGTCTATGTAGCTAAAAATGGAAATGACTCCACTGGAAATGGTGGCGAACATGCTCCATACTTAACACTTCAAGCTGCTATGGCTTCTATTACTGATTCATCTCCTTCAAAGAGATACGTCATTAGAGTAAAGGCTGGTAACTATACCGAATCTGGCATTTTAAATCTTAAGCCAAATGTGTATGTTGTTGGTGATTCTATATATTCTGTTAGAATTACTGCTACCTCATTTGCTCTTGATTCAACATTCAACGCAAATTCTAGCTTTGACAACAGATCAGGATTTTCGAGTTGTACGCTATTAAGTGCATGTGACTTTAACTGGCAAACCGTATCATCTGCTGCTGGTAAATTGTATTTTACCGAAGTTCAATTCGGTTCTACTGTTACCATGTATGGGCATAATAATGCAATCGCACAAGCACAATTTCTCGGTTGTATATTTTTTGGTGCCTTTACTGTTAGTGGGATTAACGTAGGTGTTCATAGAAATAACATACACTACGGCAATATCACACTTAATCAGCATCCTAATGGTGGTATGGTTACCAATCTTACTGCTGATGGTGGAGTTTGTACTGGTACAGTTACACTAAATGCAACTACAAATGACTTTAATAGAAGATGCTCCGTGTTTGCTCGTTCATTCTACATGGAATATCTAACTGTTAACGGTCCAAGTGCATACTGCGACCTTACTGATAGTAGCGTTCCAAGAGACATTGCACGTGTAACAAAGTCAAATGGTGGGAATATTGTTTATATTAACTCATTAACACCAATTGATACTAATACACGTAATCAAGGAGATGTTGGAAAGCAATATCTGTATAACTTTAACTACGTGAACGCTTCTACGGGAAGTGATTTGTACGTCATTTCAATGGGTACGTCATATTCCGCAGATAACTCAGGTAAAAACATCTTTATCAAAGCTGACTCAAATGGATTAGCTCCTAACGTAAACGGTGGTGATATTAATATTAACACCTCAGAAGTTAGTGGAACTGGTGTTCGCGGAGAAATTAAATTTGACGGTCGACAAGTTAACGTCAGCAGCAAGAAAATTGTAAATCTTGCTAATGGTGTTGATGCAAACGATGCAGTAAACGTATCACAACTTAATTCTTCTATAGCTGCCGAAACATCAGCTCGTACCTCAGCTGATACCGCTCTTGGTCTCAGAATTGATGGAGTTGAGGGTGATTTAGCTGATGAAGTAACTGCAAGAACATCTGCTGATACAAATCTTCAGTCGCAAATTGATGCTTTATCACTCAGCTCAAGTACCGATATAAGTGCATTGGAAGCAGCTTTAGAGCAAGAAGTTCTTGATCGTCAATCTGGCGATGCAGCTACGCTTTCAAGTGCTAATACTTATACCGATGGTAAAGTAGCTGACCTTGTAAATTCTGCACCTGCTGTACTTGATACCCTCAAGGAATTAGCTGATGCACTCGGACAAGATCCAAACTTTGCTACCACTGTTTCAAATCAGATTGGTGTTGTAGCTGCTGATCTAGCTTCGGAAATTGCTCGCGCTCTAGCAGCAGAGTCTGAGATTGCTGGCGATCTTGCTGATGAGGTGATTGCAAGAAGTGCTGCTATAACCGCTGAAGCAACAGCTCGTACCTCAGCCGATACAGCTCTTGGACTACGCATTGACGGAGTTGAGAGTGATTTAGCTGATGAAGTGACTGCAAGAACCTCAGCTGATACAGCTCTTGGACTACGCATTGACGGAGTTGAGAGTGATTTAGCTGATGAAGTGACTGCAAGAAGTGCTGCTATAACCGCTGAAGCAACAGCTCGTACCTCAGCCGATACAGCTCTTGGACTACGCATTGACGGAGTTGAGAGTGATTTAGCTGATGAAGTGACTGCAAGAAGTGCTGCTGATTCTGCACTTGATCTTAGACTGGATGCTCTTGAAAGCAGCGCTTTCGTTACCAGAGAAGTTCCTTCCGGACTTATTGATGGAGTCAACAAAGTATTTACTTTGGCGAACACTCCAAATCCAGGCTCGGAGCAGGTATTCCTCAACGGTGTGTTGCAAGAAGCTGGAGTGAGTGGTGATTACACCATTTCTGGAAGTACCATTACTTTCGGAGAAGCACCAACCGTTCCGTTCAGCATCTTCGTTAACTACATAACCGGAGACCTAGTAGTAGGTAGCGCTGGCGGAAGTGGAAGTGGAAGCGTTCAGCCGTTCCAATGGACGACAACTGAGCAGTTATATCCTTTTGAAGTTGCCGATGATGGAAGTCCATTATATGCAATAAGAATTGATATACCATCTCTTCCGAATAACGGCTTTGCCTCATACAACTTGACACCTCTCGCACCGTTCCTTGCGGATAAAACAAACAATCTGCATGAATACTTACACAGGTACGAGTTTCACTGGAAGGGATTTAGCACAGTCTACGGGCAATCCATTGTGAGAGAAGGCGCTCAAGCTGGTGTTGTGAATGCTTCTATAGAGTGGGATGGAGTAAGCAGCTACAGCCAAGTAGTAGTTGGTACTAGTGGTGGTGGCAATTGGCATAGCGACCTCTCTGGTACTTTCAGAGTATTATATAAGAAAACAATATAATTAACTAGTTAAACGCCCCTCTTAATTGAGGGGCTATTTTAGAATAGCATAAACATAAAACAAAAAGAGGGAGCATCGCCTCCCTCTTTTTTTATAAATAAGATATACTATGGGAACTTGGAAATACGATCAGCCTCCAACTTGGAGAAGAGATGCAATAGCGACAAATGCCGGATGGTGCCATCCAAAAACTGGAGAAGTTCTTGCGTGCTGCCCGCGATTAAAGCGCCTTCGTAGACAAAAACTCGACGAATCTGACGAAAACTTAATTACCGAAGAGGGAAGCTTGTTCGTTTTAGAACAGGAAAACACCGACACTACGGAAAATTTTGTAGACTTAGAAGACCCTGGCGCGTAATTTTAATAGTTTAAATAACCACCCCAAGCTTCTTTAGAGTAATTTCGTCCCATACTTGGAACTTGTAACCCATAGAATGGGCATATTGCTCTGCTGCTTGCCACTTGGCGGTGTTTTGAGCGTAAGTCCTAGCTTCAGCCTCAATTAGATGCTTACGCTTTCCCTGCCTCCTTTTAGGAGGCATACACTCCTTTTGCGGCTTCACTTCAACTAAGAATACCCCTTCGGTGGTTTCGATCATAAAATCTATAAAATACCGATGAACTTTATTATCGATTGGGGAAACGTAAGGAACTATAACATTTTCAGAAGACCACGCTTTTACCTTGTCGTTAATATCGAGCCAATACATAAGAGCTGCCTCCCAGGAGGAGCGATATACAATTTGTGAAATATCCCCCCTATATTTTTTAGGATTTCTGGGGATAAATGTTCCTCGATAAAAGCCAGCCACCGATTTCCTCTAAATAGATGATTGAAGTTTAAAACTTATTTAGGGCATCGTTTTACTGTGGGATATCTCGACTTTCAAAGAAAAATACAAAAAGACCGAGCAACTGATTACATAAATCAAGCCGGAGCAAACTTAGAGAAAAAGGGTACGCCGAAACAATTGGTGTATCCTCAAGATTTATTTTCGCCGGAGTGTGCCCCCTTCATCCTATTTTTTGCCGTAGATCCGACTAAACCAGATGTTCTTTTGGACAAAATAGCCCTCTATATGCCGAGAAACATCGAAGTCAATTATGGGATTAACTACAGCGAAGCCACTAACTATTTGAAATATTTATCGTCGAACTCACTGGCAGGTTTAGGTGAACTTGCTTCAGATCCACTTTACGGTGGAGCTGCCGCCTTTGGCGCTATAAGAGGAGCAATTGGAGCTGCTATGGCTGGAGGTAGCGTAGCTGGAAAAATATCTGGGGCTGCTTTAGGAGCAATAGCTTCTGGGTTAAATGCATTCAAAGCTAGTAATGCTATCGGCCAAACGGCATCAATTAACTCCAAGAAAACTCTAAACCCACATAAAGCGGCATTATTTGAGGGAGTAAACTTCCGCAGACATAATTTCCAATTCGACTTAATTGCGCGAAACGAAGAAGAATCTGAAACCATTAGAGAAATCTTACAGACATTTAAAATACACGCACATCCAGATGCAGGAAATCCAGACGATCAAAGTTCAGTATTTTATTGGCCGTCAGCGTGGCAGATAGCTTTATACTCACCAGCCAGAAAATACCTATACGCCATATCTACTTCGCATATTACAAATATCGCAATAAATTATACAGGAGGAGGTACAAGAGCTTTCTTCGCGGATACGGGAGCACCAGTTGTTGTCCGTTTAAATGTCGATTTCATGGAAACCGAACAATTAACTCGCGAACGCATCAGACAAGGATTTTAAATATGAAGTATTTTCAATATCTTCCTACGTTTGAATACTCGTCACTTAGTGCTACTAACATATTAGTGAGGGCAAAAGTAAGAGAATATGTTTTGAATAATGCTGCCATTTATTACACACATCGAATTGAAGAGGGCGAACGCCCCGATACTTTAGCAAGCAAATATTATGGAAATTCAAGTTTTACTTGGCTTCTTTTTTACGCAAATAACATTTACGACCCTATATTTGACTGGCCGTTAAATAGCGAAAATTTAATCTCCTACATGATTAACAAGGTCGGATCGTTACAAATTGCACAGCAAACACCACATCATTACCTTTTAGATGGGCTTTATATAATCGATAAAGCAACTTACGAAGATGTAAATGTTCCAGCTAATCGAAAAAGCATTATAACGGTATATGACCACGAATTAGCGGAAAATGAAAAAAAGCGCAACATAAAAATCATCGACGAAACTTACGCGACGCAAATTGTCAATGAAATGAGAAGACTGTTTTTATAATAGATTATGTCTGATATTAAGTCTAATCCGCAATTAATTCGAGTAGAGCGGGATTACTATATCCATTATATTAAAATTGTCGCTTACAATAATAAAGAATACGACATAGATTCGCAGATGGTTGAATTGTGCTATCACGAAAATATCGCATCCATATGCACATATTTGTCTATAACAATGTACGATACGGTCGATTTTCCGACACTATTGCCAATGATAGGTGAAGAAAGAATAAAGATATCATTCACCAGACAGGATGAAAAAGCGGTTAAAGGGGAAGGCGCACTAAAGCCCCCTATTATCTTAGATATGCCGATTTATAAAATTACGGGGCGATCTCCAGAAAGCAGGAGTAGAAAAACTCAAGTTTATACCTTACATGCAGTTTCCGATGAAATGATACAGTCGTTAAAAACCAAAGTTCGACTAGGCATAAAAGGCAAAAGCTATTCGGAAATGGTAGAGCAAGTTTACGATGAATATGTAAAAGTTACAAAGCCACTCGAAGTTGAAACAACACAGCACGTGCATGATTTCTGCATTGCGAACATGAGTCCTTTTCGCTTCATTACTCATGTTTCTGGACGTTCAATAAGTCCAAGTTACGGTGGATGTTTATATTTTTTCTACGAAGATCGGGATAAATTTTACTATAAAAGTCTAGGTGCCCTGTTCAATTCTAAGGAGCAGCTTGATTTTAACTTTGCGGTTAAGGGCATTCTAAAAAAAGGTAATGACACAGAGCCAAAACAAAGAAACTTTGACCGTGATTTGTATACAATCGAGCACTTCGAACACAAAGGGAGTTTTGACATTTTAAAAACTATTATGAGCGGAGCTTACTCCCAACGTGCTATATTTTTTGATCCAGTTAGGCAAATAATTAAAGTAAATGATTTTGATATTGATAGTGAGTGGGATTCTCTACCTCATACTAATCAAGTCAAGCCTTTTACACAAGCAAATAAAGCAAAAGCATCTCCCGATTGTCGCATGACTCTTCATTGGACTAATGCCGAACATGATATCGTAGAGCATATTTCTTCAAAACAACCTGGAATTAATCCATTTCGCACAGAAGAGTTTTTTTTGAGAGTAACTTCTCAAGTAGACACTATGCTTCGTAATGCTATAGATGCGGTTCTTCCAGGCACTCCAGATTTAAAAGCAGGGATGACTGTAAATTTCAAGCTTCCGGAAGGTTTGGGAAAGATTAGTGAGGAAGAGAAAGAACTTCCTGATGCTTACTTACAAGGTAAATATCTAATTGTGAGCGTGCTTCATAGAATTGTGAAAGGCGAATACACATGCAGCGTAACACTCACGAAAGATTCTTTCTTTTCCGACATAACGCATCGCGCTCCGACAGAAGAATATCCACTCTATAGGTATATGTAATGGATATAAGATATAGCCATAAGAAAAAGCAGGTTTCTCGGCACCCTGAAGAAATCTTTGAAATCGCTATTCAAGAAGCTAAAAATGACGATGTATTTAGAAAAAGAACACAAACTGCAATCAAATGGTATCTTGCTCTTATTAAACGATTATCACCGACTAGAATAGATCGAGCCGATTTTACAAAACGGGGCAGACTGCGCTCGAATCTGCAACTTGGGCATATGTACTGTTACGTCTATGATGCGAAAACGAAGGATGAACTCCCCTACTGGGATCGCTTTCCTCTTATTTTTCCCATCGAACTTACTGAAAATGGCTGGTATGGTCTAAATTTGCATTATATTCCAATTCAATTCAGAGCCAAAGTATTGTCCGTTTTATATCGTTTTTTAAATAATAAAAAATACGACGAAACCACAAGAATTACTCTAACTTACAGATATTTAAAAGATTTAGGTGCTTCGGACAAAGCTTTAATGCAAGTGGCCTTTAAGCAATATCTAACAAATAGAGTTAAAAGTCGCTTTATACATATTTCACCCGACGAGTGGCCTATTGCTTTGTATTTACCGATGGAACAATGGCAGAAACAGAGCTTTTCGAAAGTGTACTCTGATATTGATTCGAAAATTAAACAATTGCGGAATAAATAAACAGCATGAATATTGATAAGCTAAAAACTGCCATAGATGTTGGTAACGGCGTTACCATGGCATCGCATTTTAGGGTGCAATTTACATTCCCTGAAAGTCTTCGTGCGGTTTCATCGGAGAGCTTTTCTCCCAGAAACATGACTATATACTGTCAAAGCGCAACTCTACCTGGAACTCAAATAGCCACTTCGGAGACGCCCATTTACGGACAGAGCGTGAAAATGCCGTATGGGTTGATTTATCAGGATTTAACTTTATCTTTCATTTGCACCAATACAATGTCTCAGAGGTACATATTTGAAGAGTGGAGGCGAATAATCGTAGACCCTACGACCAATTATGTAAATTACTACGATAAGTACGTTGGATACGCTTTCATACAGAAACTCGACCAGACTGGCAAAGTCGTTCATGGGATAGTTTGTGAGGAAATTTATCCAATAGCAATCTTTGAACAAGAACTTGCGGCGCAAAATAATGACTGGCTCAGATTAACAGTGCAGTTTTCGTATAGGAGATGGAGAGGGCGTTATGATCTTGTCGCTGCAAGTCAAGCTGGATTTGAGTTAACGGACGTGCAGCCGCCGGGAGATGAGCCAAATCCAGGAGATGTCTTTAGTAAGACTAGAGCGCCACGGGTACCTGAATTTAAACCATAATGAGGTAATTATATGATGCCAACTCTACCGCAAATTGCACACCCAACTTACGAGATTACTATCCCATCATCTAAGAAAAAGCATACTTTTCGCCCTATGCTAACTGGCGAGAGAAAAGTTCTTCTTATTGCTATGGAATCTCAAAATCCCCTAGAAATTAGTCGTGCTGTGCGTCAAATTTGTAATTCTTGCGTTAATAATTTAAACGCCGAATCACTTACAAGTTTTGATTTAGAATGGGTATTTCTGCAACTTATTATTAATTCTATTCGCGATACTATTGACTTAGAAGTCAGAATACCAAATCGCCAAGATACGTGCGAAGAATGCGGAAAACCTAAGTTCGTAAAAGCAGATTTAACCAAAGCACAGATTAAGGGAGATATAAAAGATAAAAAGGACTTGTTAATTGATGTTGGTAGTGGAGTAGGTGTTAAGCTGAAATACCCATCAGATAAAGACATTGAATTATTGGAAGAATTAAATCAGAGCAAAACTGAAATTGAAAAATTGATGAATCTTATCTCTGTTAGCATTGAGTCGGTCTTTGATCAAGACAAGACATTTTCTTTTTCGGAGTACGACTACAGAGACAGGTTGGCATGGTTAGAGGCATTACCTCCAAATGTAACCGATAAAATTGAAGCCTTTCTTAATTCCATTCCTCAGTTAGTTTTGGACGTAGCGATTGAGTGTCCGAAATGTAAATTTCAAGCTACATACCAATTGCAGGGGTTATCTGATTTTTTCGTTTAACGCTAGGTGATGAAGACCTAGCGGCATATTATAGGATGTGTTTCGATTTGATGCATTTTCATAAATGGAGTTTAAAAGATATTGAAAGCATGTACCCATTTGAACTTGAATTGTACAAGGTTTTATTAGTTAATCATTTACAAGAAGTTCAAAAAAGTAGGCAAATGAGCAGTTAATAATGAATCGCGAAAAGCAAAGGCAATTAAAATCACAGGAAGATCAAGCATATCTTCAGTTCGTTGACGAACTAAGGAACGCTGCACGTTTAGATTCACCCACAGTGGAGGTTTCTAGAATATATAAGGAAGTAATTGACATCCTCACTGAAGCATTCGACGAATATGATCCAGAGGAATTGCCCAAATATCAAGATAGACTTGATAATGTTGTAAAACTAGTAAAAGAACAAGGAGCATTTTCAGATCCCCTCTTTTTAGACGATTTAGATAAAGCCACAGAAATCTTAAATGCCAAAGTAAAGAGAAGATGGAGTACATTTGACAAAATTAAAACTTTAGCCTCCACGGCAATACGGGTCGTCGGAAGCTCCAGTGCTATAGTGCAAGAAATTTTGGATATAGGAAGTCAAGCCGAATCACTTGGAAGAAGAGCTGGTTCTATCTTTAGAGGGAGAGTTAGAGTAGACGACGAAGAAAGCAGAAGAGTTAGAGACTTAATAAAGGGCAATACCGGACAATACGGTAATTATGAATCACCTCAAGGCTCTGCAAGTAATCGGCAGAATACTCTAACTCCACTTTCGAATTCAGCCATAGCAGTTAAAGATGATAAGTTAATTGGCACAAATACTACACAAAATAAAGTCCTTAACAATTTACTTGATGTCAGTAAAGAAACTAATGTCAATATTAAAACTATTAAGAATCTTTTAATAAATCAGGAAAGACAAAGAGATGATAAAAGCGACGATGCAACTCTTGACGCTTTGGAAAACAACCGAGAAAAAAATGCACTTGTTGCAATAAAGAATGATCGAAAATTACTCCAAAGTATTTTAGGTCCCGAAAGTACTGGTGGCTTAATACCATCAGAATCTGATAGAGGCGACAATCAGGGCGGAAGTACAATTTCTGATATGCTAGTGCAGGGATATGCCATAAAGAAAGGCGTAGAATGGATAGCGAAAGGAGGGAAAAAGACTCTCGGAGCAATTAAAGGAATAGCAAAAAAAGCATTACCGGCATTAAAAAAATCATCTTCTGTAATCGGGAGAGCACTCCCATGGCTTGGAAGAGGTGCTGCAACAGTCGCGGCATCCCCAGCAGTTGGTACGGCAGCTACAATAGGAGCTACGGCGCTGACGGCTTATGAAGTTGGCGGTTTAATCAATGATTATGTCGTTGATCCGGCAGTAAAAAAACTTAGTCCCAAAGTCACTAATATTGGCCAATCCATTTCGGCTACTGTGGGTGAAAAGACTAAAGGGATCGAATACTATAAGCAACTTTTTAAATCCGTCGATTTCGACGGGGATAGTCAGGAGAAAGCCGAAAAGTGGGCGCTTGAGTTTTTGGCGAAAATCGCTAAAGAAAAAGAAGAATTATTCCAGAAAGCGTATGAGAATGGCAGTCAATATGGGGATGGTTCCTATAAGATAAACAACAAGGATGCCAGCATCAGCGAAGCTTTACTAGATGTTAAGGCTGCAAAAGAGCAATATGAATATTATAAAAGATATCTTTTAGAGAAAGAGAAAAAAGGCGGATTGACTGCAACTGCCAGATTCAGAGGCTCCGATAACAAGATATATTCAAATCCATTATATAGAAATGAAGAACAGCCTCCTATCGTTTCAGGTCAAAGTCAAATAGAGCTAAAGAGTGATGCGTTAAAAACACAAATTGCTTCTCCCGCTCCTATTCCAGCACCAGCTCCAACTCCAGATTTAACCAGTAAAGAGCGTAAAGAGGCATCTGTAAGGTCAGTAACACCACTATCTCCAACCTCAGCACCAAATCCAACGCCGACCGAAGCGGTCATGCGAGGTATTACGGCAGCAGAAACTGGAATTATTAGTGATGAGAGGCCAATAGATGACCCTAGTAGATTTATTAGAACCAAAGGAGGCGCAGAATCAAGCGCCTACGGTCCTCAGCAGATAACCATGAGTCTCGCTAAGGGAGCATTGGAAAAAGGACTTCTTGATGGCGATGAAGAACTTAAAACATGGGTACAGGACAAGTTTATACCACAGGGTAGAAAATTCTTACAATCAGATTATTCTCACCCCACCTATGGGGCTGGAGGACAGGGCGACTTAAATACTCCAGAAGATCGCAAGATGTATCAAAAAATGTCGGAAAGGCTCATTGGTGAAGCCGTTTTAAACAATAAAGGAAATCTTGAATCTACACTAGGGGAGTGGAGATTTGGTCGTTCTAAACGCCATATGCTAGATCAATTAGATCCGGGATACGCTATTAAAGCAAAATCTCAGATATCAAAAGATCAAGTTTTGATGGCTAAATCTGATGTTGAAATTGGACCTAAATCTCAGAATTATCTTGAAAATGCTGTTAGTTCATTATCCAGGGAAAATGAAGCAGCGAGAACACAGCCCATTATCATATCGCAAAATAGCGGAGGTTCGGGGAAACAGGAAGAGCCAATGCCTTCGGCTAGTATGAAAAGTGTCGGAGCGCCCGCAAATGGTGCATCTGAGAGTACACTTATGATTGCTATAAGACAATCCATTTCACCCATATAATAAAAAACCCCGTATTAGCATAATGCCAATACGGGGAACGGGAGGAGTATGGTTTTTTCTTATTCGCTGAACATGCGATCTACTGCATCGTCACTAGATAAAGATTCGACGCCTTGTAATAACTCATCGAATATTTTGTCCGGATCATCCGATTCATCAACTGCCGGTGGAGCACTTTTGGTTTTAGCGGGAGCAGATTTTTGATTTACCCTATCATCTGAAGATGATGGCGATTTCGAACTACGGCTATTATCCGAACCAACAACCTGTTCTAGTAGTACTGAAAGCTCTTCATAACTCTTAAATGTTTCTGGAGCAATCAGAGGCATTAAGGGATGAGCTGTTTTCCACATAGCCTCAATCTTTTCTAGATCACCATTAAACAACTTGGATTGTCCCATAAACTGCGATTCGTCATAGTTATTTTGCCCACCCTGCTTAGTGACGACTATCTTGAAGTTTGCACCCTCAAGAGGGTCGAGAATATTAAGTGGGTCTCGTGGATCAATCGGGTCATCCGAACCATTCATCACAAGTGTTATCTTCTTCATGATTTTGTTACCAAATTCTAGAAGAAACACTTTCCCATTGTTTTCTGGTTTATTACCATCTTGTAAAACAAGAATATTAGCTACAAATCTCGGAGTTCTGCCATACTTTAAGTACGTAGCTTTGTCATTACTACCTAGCTTTTTAGCAAGTTCCTCAGCCGGATCTGGCTGATTAAGCGTTGTGCGACAACGTTCTATATACATTTTATTATTCTGCCCTCGAATATAATGAGTGAAGAATTTAACAAAATCATTAGTCTCGCCATCTGGTGCTGGTAAAAATCTTACAATTGCCTTAGATTCTTCGCGACCATCTTTGCTCTTAGAAAAGGTGGGTGACCAAAATCGCGGATCGGCCACATAATTAGACTGAACCTTATTTACTATTTTTTTCACCGCATCTTTCTGCTGCATGCGATCCATCATATCTTTAAAAGCCATATCTACTCCTTAGTCAATTTCAAAATTGTTTGTTTTGTCATCTCTACATTTAATTTTGTTCCTAGAAAGCTCTCATACTTTTCCATTTTGTGCTCAAAATCTGCCCAAAGGCGATCTTCTTGCAGAAAAGGCTGATAAACTTTTCTAAGATTTAATACTAGTGATAATAACAAGTAACTTTCAATGCTGAACATTCCCCCCCAAAGAAGTCTTAAAACTAAAGGGTGAGTATTTTCTGGCTTTTTAATTAAGTATTTTACAGCATCCTTACATTTGATTTGCTTCCGTCGTTCTATTTCTTGAATAGCACCCTTAAAATCTTCCTCAAATTGATAATCAATACGGGATATTCTCCCCTTCCAATCGTTCCATATACTTATGCAATTTTCGGCGATTAGCTCACCAATCCAAATGTGTCGATTGTAAACAAAATTAGCAAGGAATATTTGATTTATTTCTGTTTTTGAATATTTACTTTGAATAATTTGAAAGAATATCTTGTCCTTACGTTTTTGAAATGATTCTTCCGTCAAGTGTGGAATTTTACCCTGATACTTTTTCCAGTTGTAATCTCTGTTAAAGTGAGCTTTTAAACTCACATATTGACAGTATGCTTCAAACCCATTTGAAGTATCTTTTTCGTCTATCTGCGATAAGGCTTCCTCGACCATGTGGTTAATCCCACAAAATTCTTTCTCCATTCAGATGACGTCTCCAGCGGTCATAGTCCCATGGATAAAAAGCATCTTGTTCTTCATGCGGAACTCCGCTCATTAATGGACACGTCTGACCAGATAACCACTGACGAAATGGTTTTTGCTCATCTTTAGGGAGTTCTCGAATCCGAGGCCAATGAGTAATCTGATGTTCAGCAAGCCTACATTCTAACAAGTGATTTTCTTGCTCAAGAGCGCTGATGTAATCTTCAGCTATTTGAAATCTTTTCTCTTCGTCTACCTTATCTGCAACTTTTGCATGCCAGTAATTATTTCTACATTCCACTATCTTTGACACTTCGAATCTCCTCATTACTAGTAAATTTACTTATTTTGTAAATCGTTAATTTGAATTGTTAATTGTTCCTTTTCCTTTAATAGAGCGGAGACCTTTAATACCAACGCCGCCACCTTCTGGTGCAACGACTGGTTTTCGAGCAGTAGTGAGTTTATTTGATCTGTTTGCATGTCATTTTTTAAGGTTAATGATGTAATATACGCCTCATCAATAACAACATGACCCTCACGTATCTCAAGCTGTTGATTATGTTTTGAATTTGATGTTTCAAAAATGTTTTCATCAGTCTCCTCTTTTGGGGACTTTGATTTTTGTTTTCTCGCAACCATGCCAGCACTCCGTAAGGTTTGCTATTAAGATAGCGTATGCTTTGAGAAGCGTAAAATTACCTTTTTCGGCGACCCGCGAATATTTGTCGAAATTGTATTTACTTACTCGTCAAATTGAACTTTAACATTTTGCTGTCGAAACATATTCAGATTGACTGCTTCTTTATAGAGCATCGCTTTGAATTCATTTGTCAGTAGATTCTCTACTTCTTCGATTTCTACTCTTTTATTGCGACAGTATTCCGTTAAAGCATCAAGTAGGTGTAATTCATTTAATTGTGCAAATTTGATTATTTTCTCGGAAAAAGAGCTTTTACTTTCTAATATTATTTCGTTCATATCTATAATCCTAAGTTCCTTTTCACTGTAAGAAATTCTTTTACTAATTCACTTCGAAGTATGTCTTGTACGCCGAACTCTACAACATCAAAGTTTCTCATATTGTGACACACCCGGATGAGACTCTCCAATCCACTTTTCTCGTTTTTCCTTTGCTGTGTAAGATCATTTTGCTCGACGTCTCCTAAAACAATCAGGCGCGAACCTTCCCCAACGCGAGTTATCAAGCTACATATTTCATGCCAAGTGCAATTTTGAATTTCGTCTGCGATTATGAGGGCATTTGACCAAGTGATGCCTCGCAAGAACGAAGTGCTCTTAAATTCAAGTACTTCATCCCTTTTTAAATCATCATATGCGCCCTTGCGCCCCAGCAAATCATTCACAATTTCCTGATACGGCTCCTCATATATGTCTATTTTTTCTTGCAGGTTCCCTGGAAGAAAGCCAATATCTCTTGTTGGCACTATTGAACGTAGAATAATTATTTTATCGAAGCGACCGCTAAAAAGATCATTAAGAGCCAAATATAAGGCACAATAACTTTTTCCTGTTCCGGCACACCCATGAAGTAGAATGTGCTTGTCGCAAAAAAAAGAATGAAAAAGCTGCTCTTGATTTGGTGTTTTTGGACTGACGTCCTTAATTTTATCGCGAAAATTTAATAGTTTTTTTGAACGTCTGCGCTTTACTTTTTCTGTTTTTTTCTCAAATACATGGGTTTCTTGTTCTTGTTCGGATAAAACGTTCTCACTTTCCGTCTCGTGACTCATTAGAAATCCGGTATGTTAGCCTTCTTATCTTTTGCGAAATGCTTTTTGATTTGCTGCATCCTCTCCCTAAAATCCCCTTGAGGCTTAGAAGATTTGGCTGCATCAAGTCTGTGAGATGAGCATATCGCTGGAGCACCTATCCGCATAATTACCGTTTTATGAAAACAGTTCGGACAAGGTAATGTTTCTGGGAGATGCCTTTCGGCGATACTCTGAATATCTTCAAATTCGTGTTCGCACGAGGAGCAGGAGTAATTATATGCAGGCATAACTGTATTTCGCTTTTTTCTACTCGCAGTATATTTATAGAGATTATTTTAAAGGCGAAAAGTAACCTTGATATGAATTTTACAAGAAGACGAATAAACTTTATGCTTAAAATAGTTTGACTGGATAAATACCAGTAGGAGTTTAATAATGACCGCGCCCGCTGACACAAATGACACCTCACCAGCTCTCGTTGAATTGGCTGTAATTATTCGTTCTCGATTCACTAAGAATGAACAATCTGATTTACCGCTTGACAAAGTAATCGTAAAAGCCGAGGAAGTCGCCAAGATTTACCATCGCAATCGAGAGCCTATTACACCGTCAGAATTAGATATTTTGTATGAGGTTCTGCGTGAGTTTGGCATAATAGCAGCTCACATCCCCTCTGACTTCCATGTGCATGTTGGGAATGTCATGGCATTATTAAAAAAAGGTGACAGGACGCTCAGTAAAAGTCACGTATCTGGTGTTATCTTTTCAAGGATGTAGATATGACATGCGTTGTTGGACTAATTACTGATGTCGGATTGGTATTTGGAGCCGATTCTCTTGTTACCACAGAGACTGGGTTAAAGCTGACACTTTTAGACAAAAAGGTTTTCGTTAAGAATAACGTATTATTCGGTTTTTGTGGCGATCTTCGCTTTGGGCAGTTAGTAAAGCATCGATTTACACCCCCTTCGCCTGGTAGAAGCAAAGACCTCGAAGCCTTTATGCATACGAAATTCCTACCCGACTTGCAGAAATTTTGCACCGATTCCGGAGTGCTTAAAATGGAAGACCTATCATTTGAATTGCTGATAGGCATTCATCGTAGCATTTATACTATTGCTTCCGACTTCTCTGTTGTGGAAGCCTCAACTCGATATCAGGCTATAGGCAGTGGCGCTGAATATGCCCTTGGGGTGATGTACGCCACCAAGTCACTGTCTAACTTCCAACAACGAATAACTCTCGCCCTAGAAGCCTCCAGCGCATTCTCACAGACTGTTGCCAAGCCATTTCATTTTGAATGTCTAACGACCACTCCCAAGAAACAGGTAAAGACTAAATCCACTTCTCGCAAATAACTAATGTTTGACTGCTCTTAAACAGTCTAAGATAGTCTTATCTTTATAGGGTATTTAATAATGTCGCAAAGTAGAAAATCCTTTTTACACCACCTTTCCAAAAAAGGTTTTCATGAATATCAACCAGATGGAGATATTTTCAAATATATAAATCGCGACTTTCTAAAATGCCATCCTTTTGCTGTTGGCATCTCATCGAAGGGAACATCGATTAATGTGGCTGTATATCATTTAGAAACAAAATTAACTAAACACTTTGAAACGTATTCTGAAGCGTTGCGGTTTTTAAATGTTCTCAGTAATGAGAAAGAAAATCCACCTATTATTGACGAGAAGCCAAGACGAAGAAGAAAAAAAAAGCACCTCTAGGGTGCTTTTTTATTAGGAAAGAGTCTGCCAGCCACCTAGACACGGAATGTAGCTTGCGGAATTACAGCATCAACTGCGAACGTTACTTGAAACCTCTCAATTTGATTTGTATCCTGCCATCCTAGAGTTATTTCTGAAACATTAACGGGGAACAATCCAGTACATTTCCACGTTTTGATTCTCGCTTCATCCTGGCCGAACTGCTGAATAGTTGCCTGTGATTTATATGCTTCAGGTCGACTGGAGAACCCACTATTGCGAACGTTATCAATAGGCTCGTTGAGGGCTGAAAGCCATGAGATAAAAGCGTCATAAACGCCAAAATCTTCATCATTTATTACCTCGATAGCCCAAGGTGCATAAGTGCGATTTCCTGAAAAATTCACAGCCCTACCTTGATAAAACACCGGAATCGCATCAACAGTGGATGCTGGAATTTGAGTAGCCGAAGCCTTTACCACTATATCAGCGGAAAAAACGGCACCAGGAAAGCTAGTAAGAGCAGGTGGCAGCGACATTTCTACTTGAAAAAGATGTGGCCTTGCGCCACCGAAGCGCATTGTTTCTGTAAATTGATCTATCTTAAATGTCATATTATTAAGCCAAACTTATTATAAAGGTATTTATTATTCTAAACACAGAAAGGAGGGAGAAACCCACCTCCCCCACATTAAAATTGCCCAACAACTTCGTTGAATGATACTCCAGAGCGAGTTGCTACAAAATTTAAAGTAATGAAGTTAATTGATTTTGCTGGCTTAATGAAGATATCACCAACAAATTCATTTCTATCGACTACTTCTGGGGTATTATTAGTAGAATCGCAGACGACCCTAGAATCGTAAATGCCGCGACGAGCTTGTACATTCTTTAAGAATGGTTCAACTTGGTTCTTGAAATTATTGCGAGTAACTTCATCATTAATTTCATGAATAAGATTTTTAGCAATAATTGCAACTGATTTGCGAAGTACGATAAACAAACGCCTTACATTAATTCGATCAAACGCCGAAGGTCTCGCAAGAAGAGTCTTATCCCCCAACCATACAGGACCGCTACCAGCTTGAGAGATGACAAAATTTATCCCAGCTAGATATAAATCGTCACGAGCTGCCTTACGAGGATTCCACGCTAATTTTACTACTTCTTTTAGAATACCTCGATTATAACCAGCTGGTGGTATCCAGGGAGCACTTTGCGTATCAGCACGAGCTATAATACCGGCCAAATCGCCATTATCGGGAATCCACACAAACACATCTCGATATTTGTCATAGATATTTAACCAGTTAGAAGACATCACTCCATATGAAGAAGAAGGGAGTGTGTTTCTGAATTCAATAACGTTAGAGGCTTCTTTTCCTGGAGCTGATACAACATCATCCTTTTCTGGTGAAATTAAGGCAATACAATCACCACGCGATTCGGCAATACCTAAAACGTGAAGAACGACCGCTGAACTTGCAGATCCACAGAGAAGAAGTGCAACATCTACTGATTCAGCATCAGCAAATAAATCGTATCCTAAGTTTCTTGCAGCATCAATAGCCGAACCAACGTTCACATCTCTACCGCCAGTAAGCCTCATAGTAGATGGTTTACTTACAACAGAGAAAACTTTATTTGCAGCTGTAGTTCCCCAATTAATTCCTGCTGGTATATGATCTGTCCAATATACGTACGAGCTGTTTTTATTAATTTTATTAACGTAATAGTTAGATGTACCATCATCATCTCTGGCATCAGAAGCCTTTGATAAGAATGAAAATCTTTCTAAAACGGTACCAGGAATACCACTAATATCACCACCGCGATCAACAACAACAACATGGAGTTGGTCATTTGAACCCAATTTGCTGAGTACAAAGTCAGAGGTACCTGGCGCGACGCCGATAGCATCGGCATATTCCCACTTTGCAACAACTGTAGACGTGCCGAGAGGTGGTTGAAAGGCTTTTTCGACGGTCAAAGACGTATCACTTACAACTGAAACGACTTTTCTTTCTTGACCACTAGCGACATCTCGTAGGATAGTTCCTGGCGTTACTCTTGAAAGGAATGAAGTTCCGATTCCGGTAACAGCAGTACCAGATGAAGAAACTGTTCCAGCTAAAGTTTGGCTAAAAGCTTCAGATGATGGACATAAAGAAACTTCAATCGAGTTACCAAGAACGCCAGCATATCGAGCAGCAAATGGACCTACATTAGCAAGACCATTCGAATAATCCGAATCGTAATGAGATTGATTTCGAATTAATGCACCGATACCAGGTGAACCAGTGCCGGTTCCCTCTTCTGCTGTCGCGTTTAAAGTGCCGACATATATTGAGAAAGTGACGTTATCGTCGCTTAAATCAGTAGAAAACGCATCATCCAAGACGGCTTCAGTATCAGAAGTAACTGAAACTACAGTTCTTTCTTCGGAACCGCTATTTACAATAGAACCTGGACGAAGTCTGGGACTGCCACTAATAAACCCACTTCCTGTTAGTGTAGTACCCGAAGACGAAACAACCGCTGCTACAGATTGTGATGCAGTTGAAGCAACTCGCACAACCCTTAGAGCGTCGGCGTAAGAAAGAAATCTGGCTGCCGTGAAGAATGAAGTTGCAGTGTCTAGATCCGGTTTGCCAAATTTGCTTACAAGGTCACCCTCATTAGAAAGTGTAATAATTTCTTCTAATGGTCCCCATTTGAACACTCCACAAAATGCGCCAACAGTGGTATTAACGCCAGGAACGTAGCTGGATAGATCTATTTCTCTTGTTATAACGCCTGGTGAAATTTGAGTCATTTTTACAATCCCTTAATTAATCGGATTTTCTAATACGTCTATTTATTGTTTACGCGCTACACTCTTATTATTTTAAATTTCACAAAACCGTATTATTATTGATATCGAGAATAGAAACTTAGATTATCGTACCTAATTCTCAAATTTAACTAATTTTTGTCCAAAGAACTCCATCAGATTCAAATTGCTCAACTCCGTTAAGTTTTTGCATAAAATTTATTATTTGATACGTCTCAGCTTTCTTTTTCAAACCTTCTTCACTCACTATGGAGTTATTTAATAATAATTTGAATTCTCGAATTGTATGAAGCCATCCAAATAGCAATAAAGCCATCACCAAATCATCATTATTTCCCTCCTCTGCTGCATAAACGGCACCCTGACGGGAAAAGCTTTCTAATTCGCTAATTGTCTCCTTATCATTGATGATAAGATCATCATTCTCAATTAATCGCTTAAGCTCAGTACAACCTATCAGTTTTACAGGTAAGGTGGTTTTACCTCCGAATCTACCCTTATTATTTCTTCCAAGAACAATTTTAAATTGTTCCTTTCCTTTAATTTTCTCTAAACTGATAAGATTTTTGTAGTCGGCTGAGAATAATGCTTCCGAAACTACAGGACCAGTTGATGCATCTTCGATGAAGACCATCGCATCATTGTACATTTCGGCAACTTGTTTGATGAGCAAAGCTAATTCATGAGGTCTTATCATGTTGTCGTGATATGCCGCAACTTGTCCATATTTCTTCTCTGAAACGTCAATTACTTGTATGGATGAATAGTCTAATCCAACTCCTTCTCCACAGTCACAAATCATCACATATTGCCTATCTTCTTTTGGCTTTTGGTAAATGTTAATTGGTATTGTAGTTTCACAATTTTCAGGTACCAAAGAGCGAAGCTTATCTGGATGAATAAGCGTTTGCGTTGAACCGATGAAGTCGCAGTTATGAGAAATTACATCTTCGCTGTAAAATAGGTGACCGCCCGCAACATTTAATGGGTCAAAAAGAGAGATGCCTTCCTTAATAATTTCCTTTTTTAAAATCTTTTTTGAGCCGCCCCTGCTTTGCAGGAGGTTACCTTTTTTAAGTTTGTTTGCTTCTTTTAATCCCTTTGGCGTTTCAAATCTATGATTTGTTGAGCATCGAATTATAGTGCCATCGTCAAAAGTAAGACGAACATATTCGTCTCTGTGAATCTTTTGAATGCCATCGAAAGGCAAAAACCCAGAAGGGGTTTCTATAAGATATCTATGAGAGGAAATTAGACTCGCGCCGATTAGCTCATACAACTCCTCAATCGTTATTTGTTTAATTTCTCCTGTTGGAGTTTTGATACGGACTCTACTCTCTCCGGCCAAACACAAATGTTCCTGTCGGAACATATCACGACCGAGTTCTTTGATTTGAGTCTGTACCCATTTTTCATTATCTCTAGCTGGATCGGCTCTATAGTCAGCTTTTATTAAATGCCAATTATTTCCAGCTTCGGCCTCTTTGATGATTTTGTAGAAATGATTTTTCCCTTGTGGGGTTGAGGTCACAAAAAGTTTGGTTTCAGTACCGGCTGCAATAGTAGGTATAATAGATGCTTTAAATTTATCGGCAACCGTTTTCTTAACCGCTGCAAATTCATCCAAGAATACAATGGAAAAGGATCGACCTCGACCTGCGTTAATAGTAGTAGCGGATACCTGTACCGATGAACCATTTTCTAATTTGATAGATTTGATGTTCCATTTGGTATAGCCATGCTTTAACCAATGTGGAACATTTTCATAGCCTAATTTTAATCGGTCATGAATTTCTATTGCAGTCTCCTGCTTGTCAGCCAAAACGCCTACTGAAACGTTTGGGTGGAAGTTAATGAACCAACCGATAAATGCAGCAGTGACGGATGTGTTATGGGTAGGTATTAAAGAATTGCCAGCTAGGAAGAGATGGCTTTCATTGTCCACTTTAATACATTTTACAGGAACAGTTTCAACTTTCTCAATTGATTGAATATAATGCCTCTGACTATCAAGCGAAATTAGCGCAGTCTGAAGTCGCTCAGCTTTTCTTTTTAGCCTAACAACCGGAAGAGTAGTTAAGCACCTGACTTTATAATGACGTCTTGGCTCTTCAAAGTAATATGATTTTTCTTTATCCTTAGAATGTACTTTTGTTACAATTTTTGCCGTTATCTTCGCCTTAATTCCGAGAGACGCCATCAATGATTGCACCTGATTTGCAAGATCCTCTGACTTTGTATAAAATTCAGCACTGCCTTTTTTGGTAATTGAACCATCCGTGTCGAGTAATCCTTGAAGCAAAGCCAAGCGATCATCAAATGATGATAACAAGTATTCAGCAGGAATGTGTTTGTTTTTTAATAAATTTAATTGTTTGAGCTTTCCATAAAGACCTTCAACTTTAACCAATTTCATATGAGAATGGTCGCTCTTATAGGACTTTTGTGTGAATACTTCTGATGATACAATTTTCTCGTATTGTTCTACATCTTCTCTAAGACCGATGATATCTCCTGAATGCGAATACCCATCACCAATCCACAACCCCAAAAGATATGGGTTAATCGGAAGTTCCTTTTTCTCCATTTCCAAAGGTTTCGTAACGTCAATAAATACGCTTTGCCCTTTGGCTCTTTGTTTATTCAATATTGGTATAATTTCTTCAGTTGTTAAAGTCTTATATTTAACAATCTTTCTAGTTTTTTTGATATCTGATCCTAATTTGTAGGCTCCCGGAATCCTTTCTTGTGTGATAGTACCAATTGTCCAAAGATGTTCGGCGTCCGCTGTAATGACTTCGCCGTTATCAAACGTGACATTATAGCACGTTCGATCTGTATAAACAGGAGACTCGTAAAGAACTTTTGTTTCCTTTCCATCTGGTCCATAGATCGTGTCACCTATGTGTATATCCTTCAGAAACTTAAATCCGGTAGGTGTTAGGATTTTTGTTGATAAACTAAGACTCTTTCCCACCTGACGACTGCAAAGCATTGCAATCATCCGATGTTTTTGATACGCCGTGATTGCTTCTTTTTGAAATGGTCTAAGTGGAAATAATATTAGACCTCTATCTGGGTGAGTTATCTTCCAGTATTTTTCAATAAAATATATTGGATCGTGAGCACACTTAATCCACTCTTCTTTTTGCTCATCAGTATAAGGTGGAATATGACCAGCTTTCCTTAATCCTGGTCCTTCCCAATCGACAATTTCCTCAGATTCTTTTTTATTGGCCATCTTTGGATTTTTTTACTTGCGCTGCTACAAATTCACCAAATTGTGCTGACGTTACGTTCAAGTGTAGATGATTACTTCGTGCGCCTCCCCTTTTCTCCTCTTTCGCCTTTTGCCCTGCCTCAAGAGCAGCAAGCATATTTGCACCATCAAGACGAGTTTTGGCGAGAGTACCCGCCGTTTGAAAATAAAATCCTTGCTGAGAAGCAGGAGCGAGAAGCTTCAATTCGTCTAAGAGATATTTCAAAGTTGAAAGCGTGTCTTTTATATGCTCTACTGCAATTTTTGTATTCTCTTCAGATAAAACCATCTGATGAGTTTTCAAAACCTCAATATCTTTAGGGGTAGTCGTTTCATCAGTAGATGTAAGATTGGAGTGGTCGACGACTGGACGAGCTAATGCTTCGATTAATTCCGGTTCAGGATTGTAGGTTTTTTGTCGCGTACTCATAATAACTACTTTTTTTGTTTAGCCAAAAGTTCTTTTCTTCGCTTCATTCTCTCCTGCTTAAATCTTTCGTCAGGATTATTACTCGCAGCAACTGCTTGAGCGGAAGTAGTACTGGATGAGACAAAAGGCTCCGGTCCTATAGATTTCAATTTTGAATATGCCGCATTAACGTGCGACATGATTTCAGCATTACCACCAGCATCGGGATGACTTTTCTTTGCAGCCGAATGGTAAGCGGATTTAAGCTCATCCTGAGAGAAGCTTATCGGGAGACCCAAAATTGTTCGCGCTTCATCGACGGATAAGTCTTTTTCTATGAGATATTCTTCAAAAGTAAGCATATTTCTTATTTATTGGTTTTAATTTTTAGAAATTGGTGACATAAACCATAAAGTATTGTTTGAAGTCTTCCGATTCTTTATATCATAAGGCACAAACATAAAAACATTGCCGTTATTTAGAACTTAAATTAATTGTTTGAAGTCTGCCCACATTTTTGATATACTTAAAATATGGGATTAGCGAGTTTGTTGGAGGTGATATGAAAGGTTGCAGACCACTTACTGAAGATGAAAAGGTTCAAGTATTAAATGCAATTGACGGTCGGCACCAATTGAGAGACCGACTTCTTGTCGTTTTAGGCATTTATGCTGGTTTTAGAATTTCTGAAATACTCTCACTAAAGGTGAAGGATGTTTTCCAAAAAGGCACGATACCAGCTCACGTTACTGTGCAGCGACGGAACCTTAAAGGTAAGCGCGAGGGTCGCTCCGTTGTGCTTCACCAAGTAGTCAAAGACGCTATTGTAGAATATATTCTCAGCAATCCGCATATTACTCCAGAATCGCCACTATTTTTAAATCAAAGTGGAACTAAGGCAATTAGTCGCCAGCAAGCTTGGAATATCCTTGAGTATGCATATGCAGCATGTGGCCTTACCGGAACTCTTGGGTGTCATAGTTTGCGGAAAACATTCGCAGCCTCGGTTTATGAGCGATCTGGCCACTGCCTATTGAAGACAAAACGAGCACTCGGTCACACCGATATTCGTACTACAGAAAAATATCTCTCATTCGCTGAGAGTGAAGTAGAAAACCTTATTACCGGAGCATAGTAAGAAACTAAATAAAGAGGTGAAAACCTTTTTAGAATATCTACAAGAATCAATAATTGACCCGTATCATGAGCGGCTCAGTCCTTCTATTTTCGAATCGACAAATCCTCCAAAATTGAAGAGTTTGGTTAGGGCACAGATACAAAGAGGTGTAGCCAATTTAGAATCCCATTCAGGGATTAAAGTCATAGATTACAGATTAATAGGAAGTATACTCACACATCGATATACTTCCGATTCTGATATAGATATTAATGTTCTAATTGAAGGGAATTTCAATAATGCAGTAAAGGTGGCAACCCATTTAAGCGGTAAGCCAATACCAGGAACGCAGCATGTAGTCAACTTTCACGTTTTAAATCAACGACTCATCTGGAATGCAGCCAACAAAGACGCTGATGGTATATTTAATGTAGTAGAAAACAAGTTTGAAAAGATTCCAAAAAATAAACCATTCGATGTTACAGTTTACTGGAAGGATTTTACACGAGTTGCCAGCACGATAGACAGCCTTTCGGAAAAGCTAAAAGAAATAGTACTTGATTACGATTCTTTACGTCTTGCTGATCCAAATGCTCTAAAGCACATTCGCACCATGGCACTGCATAAAATTCGAGAAATGGAGCAAACAGCTGCATCTTTAGTGGACATCTATAAAATAATCAAAACTCAACGTGATAGCTTATTTGAAAAACAGTTAACACAAAAGGATATCATACGCTATGGCGAGAAGAATCGCATGCCAGCAAATGTTATTTATAAACTTTTAGAAAAATATCACTATTTAAAGCTCCTACATACCATCTCAGATATCATAGGAAATGATAATTCATTAAGCCCATCTGAATTAAGAGAACTTCAACAACTTTTCAATCCAACAGTTCCTAGATAATCTCAGCAAATTTCACAAATAAAAAAAAGATATTTTTGCTTAGGTAATGTTTTAACGAACCCACAATCTGCCATATTATTTTTAGCACCGCTTCTTTGTGAAGCATAACCTCCTCCTCCTCATGATAACTCTCCTGTCGCAAAGGGCGGTGCTTTTTTTAGGAGAATTGTATGAAAAGTCCTAGACAGCCTTACGTGGATTTAATTCTTGGTGCTTTAAAAGATTTAGGTTCATTAGCGTTATTAACGTTTTTGTTTATGATTGCCTGGCTCGCCATTGCAAGTGCATTGAATGCTTTTTTAAATATGAATATAAGATTAATCTTTTTTTAAACAAAAAAACCAACCACTCCTAAACCCTGACACCGTTCTACTTTAAGCTTAGGTTCGTGACAGGAAACGGTAAAAACATCCCCTAGCGGTTGGTGTAATCTATTTAGAGTAATGAGATACGTATTATTTTAGCTGAAATATAAAGTATTGTTTGAAGTCCTCCGATTGTTTTCATTAGAAGTGGCTAATTACGGAGAATTTCATGGAAACTAGATTTATTCGAGAGGTTTCAGCTCGATATTCCAATACTCGAAGGCAAAAATTTGCTATTTCTGATGGTAGTGATGTTGTACGTTTCATAAGAACAAAAGTTATAAAGGATAACACTAAAGAGCATTTTATTATACTATCCTTAGATTCAGCTAGAAATGTCGCTTCATATTCAGTCGTGAGCGTAGGTACAACTAACTTTTCAATAGTTCACCCACGAGAAGTTTTTCAAATGGCCATACTTTCAGGAGCTATAGGTATTATCGTTGCTCATAATCACCCATCAGGTAGAGCCAAACCATCATATGCTGACCGGCAGGTTACGAAACGTCTAAAACAAGCAGGTGAAATCTTAGGAATTAGAGTGCTTGATCATGTTATCGTAACTGAAGATGATTATCATTCATTTCAAGAGGAAGGTGAATTCTAAAGCCTCTATGCTTTCTTATTGAATTGTGTTACTGTCACACTATAAGCGCCCGTAGCTCATCTGGATAGAGCATTAGCCTTCTAAGCTAAGGGTAACAGGTTCGAGTCCTGTCGGGCGCGTTTAATTTGCCAAAGTCATTCTCAACACCATCCTACTTTATTCCTCCCCAATTAAATTTTTGATATCAATGCCTCTTTTCCTGTCTTCTATAATAATCTCGCAAGCGTCTAAGTTGCCACAGAGTCCGGTCATATCACCCCAAATTCCACTAACATCCCCAGAGAGTTCGGTCACATCCCCATAAATTTTATTTGCATATCCACAAAGTCCGGTCAAATCTCCTGTAATCTGACTTACATATCCCCGAATCCCGCTCACATATCCCCGAATCCCGCTCACATCTCCACAAAGTCCAGTTACATCTCCTCTAATCTTACTCACATCTCCATAAATTCCGGTTACATTTCCACAAATTCCGCTTACATAACCACAAAGTCCGGTAACATTTCCACAAAGTTTGCTTACATCTCCATAAATTCCAGTGACATATCCTCTAATATTGCTTATACATCCAGAGAGTTTACTCACGTCTCCGCAAAGTCCCGTCACATATCCCCAAATCTTACTCACATCCCCACACAGTCCGGTTACCTCCCCTCTAATGTCGCTTACTTTTCCGCGAATTCCGGTGACATCCCCACAAAGTCCGGTTACATCTCCCCTAATCTCGCTTGCATTTCCCCTAACCTTGCTTACCTCTCCATAAAGTCCACTCACATCTCCTCTAAGATCGCCGACATAACCATAAAGTCCGGTAACATCTCCCATAACTTGGCTTACATAACCAAAAATTCCGCTTACATCTCCCGTAATTTTACTTGCATCCCCGAAAATATTACTTTTATTTGTTACTAAAATGCTTACATTTCCAATCAATGTTTTTGAGTTTGATATTTTCAATTTACGTTTCATTTACTCCTCCCCAATTAAATCTTTAATATAGATACCAGCTTCTCTTTCTTTCTTGGTAATCTCGCAAGTATCTAAATTGCCTTGAACCCCACTCGCATCTCCATAGATTCCGCTCACATCGCCACTAATTCTGCTCACATCTCCCCTAAGTCCGCTCACATCTCCCCTAAGTCTGCTTAAATCTCCACTAATCGCGCTCACATCTCCACTAAGTCCGCTCACATCTCCACTAATCGCGCTTACATATCCCCTAAGTCTGCTCACATCTCCACTAAGTCCGCTCACATATCCACTAATCGCGCTTACATCTCCACTAATCGCGCTTACATATCCCCTAAGTCTGCTTAAATCTCCAGTTAACTTGCTTGTATCGCCTATCAATCTTTTGAGTTTCATTGTTGTTAATTTAGGTTTCATTTACTCCTCCCCAATTAAATCTCTAATATCAACACCATTAGCTCTTTCTTCTTCGGTAATCTCGCACTTGTCTAAATCTCCCGATAGGCCAGTTACATACCCACTTATGCCAGTAACATCTCCACGTATCCCACTTATATCACCGTGTAGATCACTTACCCTACCGCGTATATTACATCCATTACCTTTCAGTTTAGTTAAATCGCCCGTTAAATTGTCAGCATTTATTAACTTAGTTTTTTTTAATTTTCGTTTCATATCTTATCCGTTAAATGAACAGCGTTGATTTTCTTGTTCAGATCTCATCGCTATTGTTAAAATCATCAAAATTCGAAGTAGGCCAAGCTATTATTGTTTTCCGAGTTGGTGGCTGCTTACGCGGTCTCCCCTTTGTGGGTGTTCTGGTTACCATAGGGGCAAACGTATGCTTTGGCGTTAACGTAGGTCTCGGCGTTGCAGTTGGTCGAGGAGTTCTTGTAGGTCTCGGCGTTGCAGTTGGTCGAGGAGTTCTTGTAGGTCTCGGCGTTGCAGTTGGTCGAGGAGTTCTTGTAGGTCTCGGCGTTGCAGTTGGTCGAGGAGTTCTTGTGGGCGTTGGTGCTGCCGTGGGTGTTGGCGTTGCCGTGGGAGTTGGTGTTGCTGTAGGTGTGGGAGGAGGAAGAAGATTCAGTTGTTCGCAAACATTAATTGCATTTAAAATTGAATTATTTGCGTTTAAAATTCCTGATGTTGCAACTATTCCTGTTAGGTTTGTTTGAACTCTTACGTTATCAAGAATTATACTTTTTAAGTAGTCGACCGGAAACGTCCTATCACATGTCGATTGGGCGAGGATTGCCACGCCTGAAACGAACGGAGCTGCCATAGAAGTACCACTCAAAGCAACATACGCATTGCCTGGATATGTACTAATAATTGTATTTCCTGGTGCAGCCAGATGAACGCTTGTTCCGTAATTAGAGAATGTAGACAAATTCCCGCTATAATCAACGGAAGCTACAGAAATCACATTTGGAACGTCAGAATTGGCTGGAAATGATGGCAGAAGATCATTATTGTATCTTGAGTTTCCAGCTGCTGCTACTACAAGAATGTTGTTATCATTTGCTCTTCTAATTGCATCTGCTAAATTCACACTATTTACCAAACTCCCCCAAGAGTTGTTGGCGACGACGATATTATGACCCGCCTGTTTCAATCGAACGCCGTAATCGATGGCCTTAATCGCATTGGCTAAACTTCCCCTGCCGAAACTATTAAGAAATTTCGCAGAAACAATCTTTACATTCCAAGCAATACCGGCAATTCCAAGTCCATTATTTCCTCTCGCCCCAATAATTCCAGCAACATGCGTTCCATGTCCATTATCGTCAAATTGATCACCAGAGTTTGTTATCGCATTATACCCGTGAATATCATCAACAACTCCATTCAGGTCGTCGTCGATTTTATTATTGGGAATCTCATTGGGATTTATCCAAAGATTCTCTTGTAAGTCTATGTGTTCAGATGAAATGCCACTATCAACAACTAATGCCAAAAGGTCATCTCTTCCGGTCGCTTTATCCCATGCTGATTTTGCTGAGATTACATCCAATCCGTATTGAAAAAAAAGATATTGGTCACTTGGGTTTGTCTCTGTTGCAAAGTAAATGTAGTTAGGTTCACAGCGACCCCTTTTGACTCTTCTTAATATATTCTTTATTTTAGCAGTTCGGCATAGTTTCTTAGTCCCGATGCTTGGTTCTAGAGTCGTCTGAGACTCTACAAAGTCATCTCTATGCTTCGGCTCCAATAGAAATACTTTCTGAGAAATATTCTCAGTTTTTAATCTTCTATTCTTTGCTTCGACTTTAAGAACATTATTCTCTGCTAGAATCTCACCCTGCTTATCGCGAAAGCTCACCACTACGCTATCATAAAAAGATGCCTCAGCTAAAACATCTACTTCTGATGAAATGAATGTCAAAGCGAAGATGAGTGATTTTCCGATTATTCTCTTAAAGTTAAATCTGCAATCCTTACTTGTTACTTTTTCAATCTGGCTTTTCATATACGTTTAACTCCAAAGCGCATTTTTAAATGCTGCCATTAAATATAATTCTTCAAATCCTATCAGGGAAATTTACTTTCGAGCATTACCTGAAGCTATAAATATGAAACATGAATTATAAAAACACGCTAAAACTCGTGAGAGAAGAAATAGATCGCTCCCCTGAGAGCGTGATGGAGATTTTTTCTAAGATTCCACGAGCAAGTAAGCACTCAAAGAAGCAACTTTTAAAAGGTTTTAAAGTTGAATTAGAGCATACTAAAACAGTTGGTAGTAATCCTGAAACTATCGCCAACATTGTTCTTGACCATCTCGCAGAATATCCAGATTATTACGACAAACTCGCAGCTGCTGGTCTTTAATCGCATTCATAACGACACGTTTCGCTTCGAACACGTTATCGCCTTTTGAAATGTAAATGTTCCACTTCGATTAAATGGCGTATAAACCGTATATCAATATACTGTTTATATTTTTACGTGTATTTCACTATGGTCAAAATTAACAAACTTTACACTAAAAATGGTGATAGCGGAAAAACTCACTTAGTTGGCGGCTCGATGATTGAAAAATTTTCTTTAAAGATAGGATGTGTTGGTGAAATCGACGAGCTTAATTCTCATTTAGGACTCATTAGAACAAAAGTGGAAATGCTGCAAGATAAGCCACATATCGTTGGTACCCTTGCTCAAATTCAAAACGATTTATTTGATATTGGCGCATATATAGCAACTGACGTAAGTAGTGAATATAAACAATCTTTAAATATCATAACAGACAAACACGTTAGGTTTTTAGAAGATAAAATAGACAACATAACGGAGTCTATACCAGAGTTAAAATCATTCGTTTTACCTGGGGGTAGCGAGCTAAACGCTTTTCTCCATATTGCAAGAACTGTATGTAGACGAACTGAAAGAAATCTCTGGTTACTAAACACTGAAGAGGACGTATCGAAATCAGTTTTGATTTATATTAATAGACTCAGTGATTTTCTATTCGCTCTAAGTCGCTATTTTATTATCAGTGCCGAAAAGAAAGAGTATCTTTGGGAATCTGGGAAATCTCACGCATAGATATCATCTAAAGGAATGTTCGCCATCTCTTTTGTTGACGTAAAGTCAAAGTTAATAATAGATTATTAATCATTTTAAGACGTTCTTAATATGCAAGATGAAGTAACATTTCCAATTGACTGTATCAGGGTTTTAGATAAGGGGTTTGTTTCTCTGATTAACCACATGGGAGACGATTCCTTAATAGCCAGGGCAGCTAGAGTTAGCTATGGTCCTGGCACACGTACGGTGCAAGACGATACAAATCTTATTAGGTACTTAATGCGAAACAAGCACACATCACCATTCGAGATGTGTGAATTTGTATTTTGCCTTAGATTACCTATTTTCGTCTCTAATCAATTGGTTCGTCATAGAACAGCGAGTCTTAATCAAATGAGTGGGCGGTATTCCGTCATGCCTGACATGTTCTATGAGCCAAGAGAAGAAGATATTACATTTCAGAACCCAGATAATAAACAGGGCGGAACTAATACACAATTAAAGCTATCCAACATTAAGAATCCGAATGAGTTCGTAGATCTCGATCTTATGGACGTTCAGTCGTACGACACTCCAGAATGTCCGTTCTCATTCTCCCGCTATTTCACTTCAGAGCAGGAGCAAACTCGATGGTATTATAATCGCTACATCGCCACTGGCATGAGAAAAGAGCTTGCCAGAATTAACCTACCCCTCTCACAATATACTGAAATGTATTGGAAGATGGATTTACACAATCTCTTTCATTTTTTGAAACTCAGACTTGACCATCACGCACAATATGAAATAAGAGTATACGCAGAGGCCATCTACAAGATTATTAAACCGCTTGTACCAATTGCATGTGCTGCATTTGAGGATTATGTTTTAAATTCTATAGCACTAAGCGCCAAGGATATTGAAGGACTTAAAAATCTTATGCTTGATGGTGCAGAAGGTGAAACTACTAAAGCAGCAGAAACCATTTTCCCCAACAAGAGAGAAAGGTCTGAGTTTTTGAATAAAGTAGCCAAAATTCGCGGAACGAATTAGCTCTTTACTCTCATATATTCTGAGAACGTAAGTATTTCTTCTGTAAGATCAGAAACTGGAGTACTAGACCAGAATTTACACGACCAGTAACGAGCTTTGTGTTTCGGACCAGGCGATTCGCAATTATGCCTTGCTCTGAAATTTTTACGTCTATTGGGGTCGTCCCGTTTAATTGACATATTTGGGTCGCCAAAATTCACTTTTACGACATTTCCCTTATCGTTTTTAACATAAACGGAGAATTTCTTAGGACCGTTCGATGTCCTAAAAGGTTTATTGAGCTTCACTTTCTTTCCTTGATGCTCAGATTCTTCGATAATCTCACCTTCGGAAAGCATTTCCAGCTCTAACTCAAGAGCTTCTTCTATTGCCCCCGAAGCCTTTGCTTTAAAATACTGAACTTGCTTTTCCCGTTTTTCCGCAGCCTCTTTAGAATCGAATGTGCCAAGATTCTTCCCAGTATGGGACAAAAGGCGATATTCGCCAGATGGGAGTTTTATGATTCTTTCTTCTAAGGGTTTCACTTTAAGCATAATTTAATCTAAAAGATTGAGATCGTTTTCATTTAAGCAATCGTGCAAAAAAGAGCGAATATCTTGTAATGCATCATGGGTTTCTTCGCTGAGTGCATCATTATATTTAATTTGCTGTCGAAGTTTTTGATCAACATCCCACAAGATGCTTTTAAATATCTGAGCATTTTGTATGTCTTTAATTTGATTCACTTCATCGCGATTGTCCGTATCGTAATAAAAACGTATCACAGCTTTCATAAATGTCCCATATATAGAATAGCATAATACAATTCATATCTATTTATATCCCCCTTTTTAAATACTCTTTTAAATTCGGATATAAATATGACGTGAAATGTTTAGTTTTAACTCATAGCAAACGATAGATTAGTAGATAATGTTAGTTTTAGTATTGGAATGCTATAATAAGGTTATAAATATAACTTTCCGAGAATAGTAAGTGAAAATAAATATTTATCAGAGATACCATGAGTGATAATACATTTGAAGAATTAAAAACTCTCATTGAAACATTTCGTTCTTCTCATCTTTCGGAATCGGCCAAGAAATCTTTCAATCGCATTGACGATCATGTACGCAATCGCAGCATTGGTATAATCAGTGCAAACCGCAAAGAACGAAAGCCAGCCGAAAATCGCTCGAACAGTAAAGCTCTCGAAAAAGATATCAGAGACGCAGGTTATGGGTTCGTCCGTGTAAAGGGTGGTTGGGTTGAATCTCAAGAGGATGGGTCTAAGACACCAGTACATGAACCGTCATATATCGTCGTTGGGCATAAAGGTGATGATAGTGGGAAGTTAAAACAATTCATGCAGCATCATGGTAGTAAATATGACCAAGATGCAGTTGTGTATAAGCAACACGACGCACCTCACGTCAGCACAATATCTACAAGCGATCGAGATCCAGAATCACCTAGACATAGCGAAACTAATATCGGCACGTATCATCCTGGCAAATTTGGGGATTATTTTACAGCACTCCACGGCGATGCATACTCGAAAAAGAGTGTAAAAAAAATGACTCCAGATGAAAAAAAATCTCATAAAGAAGCAAGCTTAAAGCAAAAGGCTTTTGTTTTTGAGTCTTGCGTTTTTGAATTTTCAGAAGACGAGGATGCTCCAGTCCAGTCAGTGAATGAGCTGACTCTCTATGGTCGTATGGCTGCTACCGCCCGAACGAAAAAGAAATAGAGTAATGCCTTAAGGCGTTCAGCCTCTGATATAATTATTAACACGATCTTAATCACTCATTTTGTCGGGTGCTAAATAAATCTATGCACTTCGTACTAAAGTTGATTAAACGCCACCGCTTACAAACAATCATCAGTGTATAATTTGGAGATTATCATGAGCATTAACTTAGAAGATAATATGGGCACTACGGTTCCAGTTTTAGAAGTCATAGTTAAGCGCCATGAAACACCTCTAATATCTAAACTAAAAAACAAAAATAAAGAATTATATGAAGTGCGATACAATTACGAATTACAATTAAAGTATCATGGTGCTGAAATTAAGATGAATTGCCGTGATATGGAACACGTCTTGGAGCAAATTAAAAGAAACGAAACCTTTTATCATCCTAGCGTTAAAAGTGTTACGGGAAATGGTCGCTGGTCGTGCGATTAGATGAAGAACCATGGATAAGATCATTTCTAAAATAAATAAACTTTTAGAGTTGGCAAGAAGAGGAGGAACAAAATCCGAAGAATCTACTGCCAAAAAAATGGCAGATGAACTTCTCGCAAAATATAGTCTTTTAATTGCTGATATACAAGATAATATCGATCCGGATGACTACATGTTTGATGGTATAATGACAGGCACCGCACGTGCCACTTGGCAGGATTCAATTTATGTATCTGTTGCCAGATTATACGATTGCACATATTTTAAAAAATACAAAACCGATGGTACTGCTATTCGGTCTATGGTCGGAGACAAGAAGCAAGTAAAGATGGCAAAGAAAATATGTGCCCACTTAATTCTAATGTGTACCGCTCTAGCTCAAGAATCACTTAAAGAAAAACGCCAAATACGCTCATATAAGAAAGGATTTGCGTGTAGAATTTGGGCAAGAGTCGATGAAGAAATGCAAACGCAACAGCGTGGTTCTTTGATTGATGCCATTCCAGAAATGAAAGCAGCAAAGATGGCGCAGGAGGAGAAGATGTCTATTTCTTCTTTAAAAGATGAGAAAATTGAATTAACTTCCAAGCCCGATGATATAGATAATGCCTGTTTTCATAAAGGAGCAATAGCAGCCAATTTAGTAAGTCTCAAGCTGCATGATTTTTTAAAATAACATCACATCGGTAAAGGAGAGCATAAGTTACTAAAAAGCTGACATGGGATTTTCAATACCATGCCAGCTTTTCGGATTTAAGCTTTTGGTGGTCTACCTACACGACCAGGCTTCCTTCCCCTTTTTTTACCAGTAGCTCCCTGTAGCGCTATCACATCTGACACAATTCCTTGCTTTTGAAGCGCTTTTAATAGTTTTGGCTGCTCGGTTCTGACTATATACATTTGAGTTTTATTCATAGTTGTCACCTCTTCATTTCATTATTACCAATGGGGTAATGTTAGAACAAACTCTCCTTCATTTACAGTTGATATATCAAACGGCGATAAAGCGACACTGCTCTATCATCGTTACATACATAAACACACAGGAGTTGATATGTCAAATTTAAATCCATTCGAAATAAGATTAGAGCTTCTCAAAATCGCAAAGGAGATGTTAGAGCAAGAATATTACGCAAAGCGCGAAGTTATACGCTCCAATTGGGAAAGGGACGTGGAGTTAAGCAAATCCACATTCGGAGCGAATCCGCCCGCGCACCCAGATTATCCTCCATATCCATCAGGAGATGAAGTGATTTTTAAAGCTAATGTGTTGAATAATTTTGTATCACTTGCGAAGTAAACTACTGCATGATATGCAACAGCTTGGCTGAAATAAAACGCGGCACGCACAAACGCCGCGTCAACTTTTACTTAATTTTTTCAGCAATTTGCTCTTGGTCTGATAGTTCGACGAAATCGAGCCATTCAAAAAAGCGTTTATACCCTCCCTTTTCTAGACTCGACCTCAATTTGCTACCATCATCCGTGGTCATTCCCCAGTGGATTTTGTGTCCGATGTTGTGGCGAATTAGATTTTTAACTAACGATTTTCCAACTCCCTTCCCGCGATGCTTCGAGTCTACTTCGATATGATTGATATGAACTTCCTTAGAGTCAGTGGGAACTGAATATGAAACGCTACCAATCACGTTTTCCTCTGGATCATGAGCTGTCAACTCATAGTCGTGCTGCCCGTAAGCAGTATTCAGATGAGTGTTAGAAAATTTCATGGACATTAGATATAAATATAAATAACTCGATAGTTATTTATATGACCCGTTAAGTTATATGGCAAAAACTCCTCAGCAACTAATCGCAGATGCGATAAGTCAATCTTTTTCTATTACGACTGATGAATCGATATCAAATGATTCTGATATAACATTTTTATTCGAGAGCCATTGTGAATGTGAAAAAGACGAAGATTCGGATAAACGCACAAAGAGAAAGAGTGGGGAATTAGAAGAATCGGCAAATGACATTCTTTTTCGAATTAATGCCCTTGGGTTAAAAAAGACAAAGTTGCCTGGAACCAATACTCGCGCCAATGCCAAGTGGGAAAATGACGATTGGGAACTATTACTTGGAGATGGTAGTGTAGGTGGAGGCTCTAAGGATTCGAAATGGCGAGCCGTCAGTAAAAAGCACTCCGGAAGCGATGCGTCTCGGTTTTCTAATTCATTTAAAGATGTTGAAAATCATATAAAGACTTTCAAAAAGTAATTCTTAAAAAACGTTTTTTGTTCAATTTCACAAAGGTAATTCTCTAGCCTCTAATCACTCCCGTAACATGGGAGTATGAAAAATCAAATTCTAATTGGGGATGCGCTAGAAGTATTAAAAACGCTCCCCGACAACACCATTAATACTTGCGTTACGTCACCCCCTTACTTTGGGCTAAGGGATTATGGTGTTGAGGGTCAAATTGGATTGGAAGAATCTCCAGAGCAATTTATTGAAAATCTTGTGCATGTGTTTAGTGAAGTGCGTCGCACTCTTAGGGATGACGGCACTCTTTGGGTGAACATTGGAGATAGCTACTATAATTACAGGCCAGGCAAGGGACAATCTCTTGTAAAGCAAACGGTAAGCAACACAAATCAAGACTTACCTACGGTTTGTGCAAGACGAGCTAACAAGCTTGAGGGTTTAAAAGAAAAAGACCTCATAGGAATCCCTTGGATGCTTGCATTTGCGCTTCGCGCTGATGGCTGGTATTTGCGCCAAGACATCATATGGAATAAGCCAAACCCGATGCCTGAGAGTGTAAAAGACCGCTGCACTAAATCTCATGAGTACATATTCCTTCTTAGCAAATCTCCAAAGTATTACTTTGACGGCGATTCAATCAAAGAGAAAGCGATGCATCCAAACGCAAAAGCTCAATGGAGCTGCGAGTCCCGTAGTTCTAGGGGACACATGCTAAAAGGTAAGCCCGTAGGAAATGAAGCAAATGGAGCCATTTATACCGGCTCTGAGTTTCGAAATCGTCGCTCAGTCTGGAGCATAACAACAAAACCATTTAAAGGTGCCCATTTTGCAACATTTCCAGAAAAGCTAGTAGAGCCTTGCATACTAGCAGGGTGCCCCGAAGGGGGCTTAGTGCTAGACCCGTTCTTTGGAGCGGGAACTACAGGGCTTGTAGCGAAAAAGCTACGGCGAGATTACGTTGGTATCGAGCTAAATCCAGACTATGCAAAAATTGCAGAAGACCGAATTAAAGAATTTACATTTAATATATTGGATGTCTTATGAAAACGATACTTTTAGCTCTAATAACAATCACTTTATTAGGATACAGCGTAGAAGCTCAAACTATGGCTGAGTTGCGTGACGAATTAGAACGAGAAAAATTGCTCACAGAAATCGCTAATGAGCGCAACAAAAGAGAATATCTTATTTCCCAACAAGAAAATCGTTACTTTGAAAGTCGACAAAGAGAAATTTATAACCGTCGTAGTCAAAATGACCAAATTACTAATGCTAATTCGCAACAAATACGAAATATAAATGAATTGACAAATGTTATAACTAATGGACTACGAAATATTCAAATTTTAGGGAGTCAAAGATGAGTAATAAAATATTAATAGGAGCTAAAAAAGAAGAGGTAGCTCAACTTATCTACGAGTTAGGTAGAGACCAGACAAAAACATTTAATATAGCTTACAAGGAGTTATGTCAGCGACTTTCCATAGAAAGAAATGACGAATCTGAGGAGATCTTCAGAAAGTATCGACGAACTTTGACTAATTTAGAAAAGACAGCAACCCATTTTTACGAGAGGATGTGGAGACCAGCTCCTATATCGTTCAATAACGATGATCCTAACGGCAAGTGGGGATGGGGAAACAGTTAGAAATGTTTAATAATCTATAGATTCCGCCTCTGCAAATTTTTCATACGCTTCCCTGTACTCTTTAAGAAAAGAAAGAAGAACTGATATGACTCGACCATCACATTGGTCGACAATCAGTAATGGAAGTCGATTTTCTTGATATGCTTTATGTGTAATTTTCGGTATTGCTTCGCTGAAATCCTGCAACACATCCAGAACCAGATGAAAATTGGGCTTTAATGATATTTTTTTCACCAAAATTCCTCCTTACAAATAATAATGTTTATTTTAAGACGTTTACATTTTGCTGCAACATTACCCCTAATGCGACTGGCTCTATAAAAACGTTGACTACTAATATTTTTCTTATTGATTTATGCGAGTAGAATGTTTTATTATTAAAGTATGAAAACGAGATACTGGAAAACTATTCCTAGATATGAAACTCTTTACGAGTTGTCTGATGATGGATATATAAGAAGTCTAACTGGAGTTGAAAAAGGAATTGAAAGGCGTCCGAAAAGAAAAAATGGCACCCAATTGAATTTTAGTTTGTATCGTGGAGGCATTCGAAAATGTATCAGTGCTTTTAGACTTTTAGCTATTACCTTTTGGATGTCGATTGGTCAGATAAAAGATTTTTAGCTCTACCCAAAGACGGAAATTTTTACAACGCGACCCTTGATAATGTACTTTTGCTTAAAGGCGATGAGGTTGGAGAATTTTACAAACAAACGAGTAAAACGATCATGGAAGATTATCTAAAAATCGCAAATATGCAAAAAAATTGATAATTTGAAGGTTTCGGTACTCATATGGGAGCTGCGTACCATGTTCACGAGAGACTCTTATTTAGATTTTTTAAATAAAGCTGAAAAGGAAGCCTTACTAGTTCATAGAAGGTACTTTTCTCAGTTTGTGACCGAAGAAATTCGAGAGATTGTCCTGAGTACTTTCGGGCTTCTTACACTTAAAAATGCATTTGCGCGGGATTTTTATTTCAATAGCATTCACGCTGACAAATGGCATTCTCTGATTATAACAAACAGGGCGCTTGTTGATAATAATTTGCTAAAGCAAGCAGGTGAAACATTTTGCTTATCGACTGCGACTTACATCTTCAAAGAATCTGCCAGACAGATTGTAGAATAGCTATTAATTTTAAGTAAATAGCACTATTCAGAAGATTCTTCAGTTTCAGCCCTGAATCTACTAACGATAGCCATCCATACTCGTGCGTGGCAAGAGCTTCCTAGGCCAATATTACCCGATTGCTGTTTTCGTTCTAATATCTCTCTTACAAAGACCTGCTTTTGCTCTTTGGTCATTTTCTTCCAATTATCATGAATTTCTCTTGCTACAGTGTCGACTGCATAAGAGCGTTTCCCAAGGGCATAACGAAAAGCGAAAAGTAAAATAATATGATTCATAATTTATTATTAAACTATTTCTTACTGCGTTTGGCATTACTTTCTAGTTGATGGCGAGTATCTCTTTTCACTATATCCTCTAATGTAACATAACGAGTTTGTTGCGCGGGAACTCGCCAGGGTTCTCTATGAAGTGTAAGATATTCTTGACGACGACGAGCAATATATTCTGGCTCCATGTTATCATCAGTAACTCTACGACCATGCTTATCACAATCAGAGCAAGATATATCAAGTCGGCGGTCTCTATTTCGGGATTCGATAATTTCTCTAGATTCCTTTAGTCCGGGTTCAGCTTTTACATAATCCGGATCATCTTGCCCTTTGGCAAATGTTTTTACGTTTTTGGGTTTGGCACCATCTTTCTTATCTTGCTGATTTGAGTCTTGTTCTCTCTTTCTTCTAACAGCAGAATCGATTAATTTTTCCCCCTTCTCACCCTTTTTCTTCAGTGCTGCTAATCTCTTACTGGAAAAGCACTTAGGCGTTGAGGTTTCGCCTTCCTCGTTGGCACAAGGTGAGCCATCAGCCTGAACCCATCCGGGTTTACCATCTTTCGATTTTGAATCATTAAACCAATGATGCAGAGTGCCCTCTGTTTTTGTTCCCCAGTTCTCAGCTCCTGCCTTACGACACTGCACCAACGCGCCCGATGCATAGGCACTAGGCCATACGTCATATCTACTCTTTACTTTATGATAGCAGGCATCTTTCTTACCGCTACCCTTACCTGGCTTATCTTTCACCCCTCGCGATTTCTTCTCATTAAGAGAAGTAAATTGCTCTATGGCCTCTGAAATGATGTCCAGCTCAGACTTTTTCATTTTAATAACGGTCTTTGGTTATCTGGTCTATGTACTCAGGTGTGCCAGAGTCTAAGTCTGGGTGCTTCTGACCTTTGCGATTTCTGTGCTCATATTGATATGCTTGCAGTTTAAAATGAGCAGTTTCAATGTTTGGAATATTCCCATCTGGGTTCTTGCGAGCGGGATTACCCTCATGCCATTCCCGATGTCGCTCATCTTCGTGACGTTTTACTCTAGCCGCCACGTCGTTATCTGAGAGAGTTTTTGCGTGGGCGAGAGCCTTATGATAGGTATTGTAGAGGTGCGTATTGTGCATACGCTCGGCATGCTCCTTGCGATTCTTGGGAAACTGCTTAACCGCAGCTTCAATTAAAAATGAGTCAATCGCTTTGTCAAAGATGTCAACTTTAACACTTGCGTTTTCTTTCACGAATGAACGCTTTTTGACAATAATATGCGGAGGCTTTTCTCTTTTTAATTCAGCATTCGTTTTGGACTTTTTATGGTGAGATTGAACAATATGACGAACTCGCCTTTGCGCCTCTGATTCTTTAGGATGGCTACTATCTAACTTGCCATTGACGAATACCTGATGCCAACCTCGCCCGTCAGATTCGCGTAATGTATCGGCATACTTACTGTTAATATTTTTCATAATTTCCAAAATAAACTTCAACAGTCATATTTATTATATATGCCTGATATGCGAATTAAATATTCAGTTTGAGATGCGACATACCAGCAAGCATCTTAGCTGATTTGCTACTAAGACCTTTAATTTTACGCATCTGAAAAAAGCCATTATACTGAGGGTGGAGAAATTCAAATATTCTCGCATAGTAAGCGATGAAATTATCGTTAATTTTGAATCCGTCACTTGCGCCTAGGCGAAGTCGCTCATATCGCACTATTTCAATAACGGCACGTGCACCATAGTGCTTTTTGCCCAATGAAATAATCTCCAATGCCTTTTCTTCAAAGGCAGTCCATAGCAAGCTATTTTCTCTATGATAGTCTAAAAAGACCGAGATTGTGTCTCTTGGGACATTATAGGATAGGAGAGCATTTGTAATTTGAGATTCTGTGATTGTTTCCATACTTGCATGGTACGCAAGTTATGAATCGCTATCACATTACCTCATTTTAATCTTCGCCCAATTCGTCCTTAAAACCTTGCACATAAGCGCGAAGGAGTTTTGACTTTTCCCTATGCTTTTCGTATTTGGCTCTATGGTGTTCAGGTGATTTGTGTTTAGGATGCTGAGGATCTTCCCCTATCGTATCATGCAAGTTCGCATAGTCATAATGCTTATCGGAGAGATTGTATGCATGCTCAATTGTTCGGCGAAGTTGCTGAATTTTTCTGGCATGATCTCTACCTTTAAGCTCCATGCTTCTGATATCTAAAGGTATTTTTTTATATGCCATCGTTTATCTTTTAATTTTAACTGGTACTTGTACTGGCTTTAATCCCAAGAGTGCTTGAATTAGAGCCTCGAAAATACTCTGTAATGTGTTCATAGTATCCTATTTATAATGGGAAATTGTGTAATAGCATTACCTTGCCGTTTTTAAATTATTTAATCATCTCCCTTGCAATCTTCCGTAATCTTTTTGTGTGATTTTTCATCTTCTTTTTTCCACGGACAGTGCCTGCATCCATTGTTGCAACAATATCCACGCTTTAAATGTCCGATTTCGGTAATTACCAAAAACCCCGTAGATGGGTCTTTGTAACTATTTTTACCTTCTCTACAAGATTGCTCGTGTAATTGTTTTATCGAATCTTCCATAATCTCATGATATGAAACTATAAGACGCTAGAGAATTACCTTAGCAGAATTTATTGATTACTATTAAAAAACGCCTCAGCGAACCCTTGTGAGCATAAGCTTCTAAAGTCTGCATCAGTGTGAATGCAATCTTTAAACTTGTAAAATTCGGGAATTAAATCTATTGCTGATTTATGCAAGCAGTCTAACCCTGGCTTAGTCCGGTTTGGTTTGCAGTAAAGATTGAGTTTTGGTACGTCATCATATTTTTTATATATCTTTGGTGGTTGATTAAATTTCCCCCAAAGTGCCGTCTTTTTAGTCCACGGGCTCCCGTATTCCCACGGTTGGTAAACCATTGCTGGCTTACCCAAAAACTCTTTTAAACGACCGTTGCAAGGGTTTTCTATTACCCAAAATGAAGCAGGATTAGCTTCTTGTATAATTCGTTGACAATGTTTCACAAGAAACATTCCAGATTCTAAGTCTCCTATTTTCTTAAAATTGTTAGCGGTAGAAAACTCAGTACATGGTGGATTTGCAATAATTCCATATATTGGCTTATCAGGCGTGTAATTTTCAACGCCTATATTCTTGCCGACAAGAATGACCTCATATTAGTCATTCTGCTGGTAGAACCAACTGTCAGAGCCAATATCAGCACATAAATGAAGAATTATTTTCTTTTCCACACTCCCAAAATACGGGAGTGATTAGAGGCTAGAGCATTACTTTTTTAAGATAGACTATTTTGATATTAATTTTCATCGTCTGGATCGTATCCCCACTCGTGTATAGAGTCCCCGCTAGTATAAACGTGCTTTGCTGGAACTCTCATACTGGCAACTTTATAATCCCCTCTCAGGGCACCTTTGCCATGGTCGTGAGCGTACTCCTTAGAGATCGTCACCCAGTCGCCTTTGCGAATCATGTGCCGAATGGGAGCTTTGCCGCTTTTTGCGGCATCCTTATGAGCCTGGTCGTACGCGGCTTTAGGTATAGCTCGGTGAACCCACACCTTTTCATCTGGCTTATTTCTATTTCTGGTCACTTTGCTATGGGAAGATCTGTCATGAACTTCCCCGTAGTTTGAGTAATAGTCAAATCCCTTATG